ATGATTATCCAAGTAAAAAACTCCGAAAGAATGTCATTCAGAATCAATAGAATCCGCACCATCGTCAGTATTACAATCGCTTTCCTGTTATTTTTTCAGGTAACGCAGTCGCAGGATACTGCTAAAATCACCAAATGGGTGAATGAAAATCTGCCTGATTTAGGCGGCCGTGCTGTGTTGATGGTGTATAAAGATGGAAAAATGCTGTACACACAGGCTTTTAATAATTTGAGCAAAAAGCAGGAGAACCGTCAAAAACTCAAAGCAAGAATTACCGGTGCTGATGAAGAAGTATTGTTACAGGATTATACCACTACCACCCGTGAACGGATTGCGAGTTGCAGCAAATGGTTAACAGCGGCATTAGCGATGACGTATATTGATGAAGGAAAATTTCGCCTGAACGATACTGTTGGAAAATTTCTTCCCATCATGACCAAGTATGGCAAAGGACATATCCGCATCTGGCAATGCCTGAGCCATACCACCGGCATTAAAGGTGGTGATTTGAGAGAGTGGTTGCAGGGCATGAAAAATATCAAGAGCATGAACGAAGCGATCGAACAGATTGCCATGTCGCCTATGGAAGGAGAACCCGGCAAAACATTCCGTTATGGAAATACAGGGTTGCAGATCATAGCAGCCATTATAGAAAAAACAGGTGAAAAAGATTTTGAAACTGCATTTAAAGAACGCATTGCCGAACCTTTGAATATGAAGAATACTGATTTCGGTAAAAAAGGCGTTCCGCTTGCAGCAGGCGGTGCTTACAGTACACCAGAGGATTATATGAACTTTTTGACGATGATATTAAATGAAGGTGAGTTTAATGGTAAACGTATTATCAGCAAAGCATTGATCGTAGAAATGCAAAAGAATCGTATTGGTCGTGATGTATTGGTAACATCATCTCCTGCGGAAGCCGGTAGCTGGGGTTATGGTTTTGGTGAATGGGTGATGGACAGTCCGCTAGCAATTGCTGATAAAAAAGGCGCCATGCCCGACAGCAAACGAAGCAGTGCGGTAACAAGCCCGGGATTGTTTGGAAGCTTCCCCTGGGTAGATACCGAAAAAAAATACTGTGCCTTTTTGTTTGTTTACAATCTCCAGCATAAAGGCCGCAACGAAAAGTATAAAGAGTTAAAGCAGGTGGTGGATGGAGTGGTGAGGTAGGCAACCTCACCCTCCTTCTCCCTCTCCTATGGGAGAGGGAGCGGCGCATCTTCTTTATGCCAAACGGTTTAACTTCCACATAAACAATAGCTCTTTTATCATCTCATTTTCTACCGCTTAAATGCCTATTTTGATCTTTAAATAGCAAGGGCTGTGCCCAAGCATCCTCCTCTCTTCAGGGGGAGTCAGAGGGGGGTTTTTCTTATCTTTGCGCCCCGATGACAAAAACCAAATCAGTAGCGTTTCATACCCTCGGTTGTAAGCTCAATTACTCCGAAACCTCCACCATCAGCCGACTGATGGAGAATGAAGGTTTTGAGAAAAAAGAGTTTGAAGACCTGGCGGATGTGTATGTCATCAACACCTGCTCCGTTACGGATAATGCTGATAAAGAATGCCGTCAATTAGTACGTCGAATTCAACGCAAAGCGCCTGAAAGCCTGGTAGTAATTACAGGTTGTTATGCGCAACTGAAACCCAAAGAAATTGCAGAGATACCAGGCGTTGACCTGGTGCTGGGCGCAGCAGAAAAATTCAACATTGCTGCCCATATCAAAGAATTAAGCAAAGGCGACAGTACCAAAATAAGCAGTTGTGAAATTGAAGATGTAACCGGTTTCAATGCCTCCTACTCTATCAACGACCGTACAAGAACTTTTTTAAAAGTACAGGATGGCTGTGATTATACCTGTTCTTTCTGCACCATTCCGCAGGCAAGAGGAAAAAGCAGAAGTGACAGTATTGCCAATGTGGTAAAAAATGCTGAAGAAATTGCAAGAGGCGGCAGCAAAGAAATTGTATTGACCGGTGTAAACCTTGGCGATTTTGGCAAAGGTGACATCACACCAACCCTCTCCAAAGGAGAGGGAGTAAAAAATCGTTCAGAAAATTTTAATGAACTCATTCAGCAATTAGATGAAGTGAACGGTATCGAACGTTACCGCATCTCTTCCATAGAACCCAACCTTCTTACCAATGAGATCATTGAGTTTGTAAGCAAGAGCAAGAAGTTCATGCCGCATTTTCATATTCCGTTGCAAAGCGGAAGCAACACCGTATTAGGTGCCATGCGCAGAAGATATAAAAGAGAGTTGTATGCTGAACGTGTGGCTTTCATCAAAGAACTCATGCCGCATTGTTGTATTGGTGTAGATGTGATCGTTGGGTTCCCCGGCGAAACAGATGCACTTTTTAAAGAAACCTTTGACTTTTTGCATTCACTGGATATTTCCTACCTGCATGTATTCACTTATTCAGAACGTGACAATACCCATGCATTGACGCTGAAACCGGTAGTACCTCACACAGTTCGTCATGAACGTAACAAAACCCTCCGCAATCTTTCTTATATGAAGATGCAATATTTTACCCAACAACATGCAGGCGAAACAAGACCTGTGTTGTTTGAAGGACATAGCAAAAATGGTATGATGGAAGGTTACACAGACAACTACATCAAGATTACCACTCCATACAAAGAAGAATGGGTGAATGAAATTGTGGATTGGAAGATTTAAATTGCTTTCATGACCAAAGAACAACTGCTGCACGAACTCCGTCACGAAACATATGTTACCATCAAACCATCTCCCCTGCATGGAAACGGCGTATTTGCCATTCGCTCCATTCCGAAGGGCTGCAGAAATATGTTTTCAACAGGCATTGGAGAGTTTATTAAAGTTGAGCGGAGCGAAGTGGATGCACTTCCTGCGCACAGCAGGTATTTGGTTGAAACCTATTGTTTGTTTGATGATGACTATTACTGGATTCCGGAATATGGTTTTAAAGTAATGGATGTATCGTTGTACTTAAATCATTCTGATTCACCCAATATCATTTCCATCAACGATGGAGAATATTTTGAAACCCTGCGTGACATAGAAACCGGAGAAGAATTGTTAATTGATTATGGTACGATCGTAGAGAGTGAAGAATAATCATTACTGAAAACTAATGGCTTGTTACTTTTTAACTTGCATCAAACAGTCTTCAGGTTTAGAGATGTTTCCTTCGTCAACATGACGAGCCTCTGATTATCGAAAATGTTGATGAATAATAGCAGAGGGTTCCTCTATATCGATCCTCACTCTTAAACACGCCGTCATTTCGAACGAAGCCATAGAACACATAAAACTATTTATGTCTTTCGGCGGAGTGAGAAATCTCTAAACAATCAACCTGATTTGTACAAACAGAACATACTGAAAGTAAAAGAGGGAAGCAAATTGCTTCCCTCTTTGTGGAGGCCACCAGTCCACAATCGAACCCCTTTTCTCTCTTCTGGAGTTTATCGCATCCATTCAAGCGGCGTAAAACGAATGGACATGAGTATTATTTATCTGCCTAACGGTGGTACTATAAAAGTAAAAGGTACTTGGACTGCTACTCATAACTCAAACGGCTCAATTTCTTACACTAATGAAGATGCCTTTTTGGGACACATTACTGCTTCCGGAGTTGTACACCTGAGTGAAAAATGTAATCACACTTATCATCCTCCACAACATAATGATCTTGATTCATGCTTTGATGCAGTTATGAATAATCTGCATCAGTTGAGTGGTTATAAACTCGCAAAACTTAAAAAAGAGCTTTACCGCTTCAATGCTAAATCACATAACTGGAAATAATTCTCTCAGCCCATAACTCCCATTAAATGACGGATACTTTGCTCTGTACGCACTTTGAAGAATTGCATCAGGATGCCATTCTGTGGAAGGCTCAAAAACTATGGGCCAATGCCACAGATCCCGATGAACAGGCTACTGCCATGGATGAACTGGTAGAGCTGATGTGCTGTATTGAAAACGAAACAAAGCGCCTCAGCTACATTGAACTGGTACAGAAACAGAATAAGATCAAAAACACGCTGCTTAAAAAAGCGGTGAAAGAAGAACTGCAGCAGCGGGAGGTCAAACGCCAGGCAGAGATCGCTAAAAAGAAACTGGAGGCACAGTTTACCAATGCAGAAGAAGCAGGGCTGGCTGATGGATTTAAAGGCAACATACACGATGCCCTCAAATACGGCATCTATGAACACGAAGGCGTGTATTACAGCAGAGGTGCCAAGGGTGGTGATTACCCGGTGAGCAACTTTACCATGAAGATCCTCTACCATGTAAACACCGGTGATGAGCAGGCCTTTCGCCTGGTGGCTGTTAAAAACGTGTATGGTTTTGAAAGCTTCATCAACATGAACACGGATGATTTTGTGAGCCTGGGCCCGTTCAAAAAAGTATTAGCCCGCCGGGGTGATTATGTGTGGAAGGGAACAGACAGCGATCTGAGCCGCCTGCAGGAATACTTACAGCGTGGTGAGGTAAGTACCATCTACATCAAAACACTGGGCTGGCACAAGCGTGGAAAGTTTTATGCATTTGCCAATGGTATTGTGCCGCTCAACAGTTCTTTTATGCCGGTGGATGAGTATGGTATCATCCAGATGGAAAATAAAAACTATTTCATTCCTGCCGTGAGTAAAATGTACGTGGATAAGGATGAGCAGTTTGTGAATGAAAAAAAGTTTATCTACTCACCGCCCATTAACGGTTTTAGTGTGCAGGAATGGGCGCATCTGTTTTATAAAACTTACGGCGTAAAAAGTATTGCAGGCATCCTGTTTTACATGGGCAGTTTGTTTCGTGATATTATCATGAAGCAGCTGCAGCGGTACCCCATCCTTTGTTTGTTTGGCCCGCCCGGTGCCGGTAAAGGACAGATGGCAGAAAGCATCATGAGTATGTTTGGCGAAAAGCAGGATCAGATCATGCTGGGTGGTGCCAGTACGGTAGTAGGCTTTATGCGCAAGTTTGCACAGTTTGCCAATGCAGTAGTATGGCTGGATGAGTACAAGAACAATCTTCCTTTTAAGTTTATTGAGTCATTTAAAAACCTGTATGATGGCAAGGGCTATGAGCGTGGAAAAATGACGAATGATTTTGCCACTGAAAGCACACCCATTTATAGCAGCTGCATCCTGAGCGGACAGGATATGCCCACCATTGAGCCCGCACTGTTTATGCGTGTAATACTGCTCTCTTTTGAAGATGGAAAGTTTACAGAGCAGCAGCGCCAAAGCTTTACAGAGTTGAAAGAATTTGAGAGCAAGGGCCTGAGCTACATTACTGCTCAACTGCTCAACCACCGTGAAGTAATTGAGCGGGAGTACAAGGAAACCTTTCAGCTCATTTTCAAACAAACCATTAAGGATGCCGCCAATGTGGAGATTGACGATCGCATGATTGTAAACATCAGTATGCTCCTTACAGTTATGCATTTACTGAAAGAGGTGGTGGCTTTTCCATTCACTTATGCTGAGGCAAAAAGCTGGTTGATTGACAACATGAAAACACAGCACATGATCCTTGCCGGCAATAACGATGTGGCTAAGTTCTGGGGTGTGGTGGAAAGCCTGTTTCACCAGGATATGGTGCTGGAAGGAAAAGACTTTGTACTGGAAGATGGTTATATCTATCTCCGCTTAATGCAGGTACACCCGTTGTACATGAAAGAGCTGCGGCAGCGTGGGGATGTAAACATACTGGCCAAGCCCACACTTGAACATTACCTGAAGCTGGATAAAACAGTGTATTGCGATTATACCCGCAAGCGCTTTCCTGACGGCAGTAACAACTGGTGTTATAAAATGAAGTATGCCAAGCTGGGTATTGATTTGATTAAGATCAAAGGCGAACTGATGACGGCTGAGCAAAAAGAACTGGCTCTTGCAAACAAATACCAGGAAATGGGCATACAGGCAGAGCTGGAGTTAAAACCGGCAGAAGATGAATTGCCATTTCCAATGATTAAAAAAGGTTGATGAAACAACATCATAACCATTAAAACTAATTACAAATGCCTATACCCATACAAAAGAAAATTGCAATGAGGATGCTTGAACTCCGTGAAAAAAAGGGCTTAAAGCAAATTGATGTTTCAGCTGCAGCTAATATGACAAGATCACAGTATGGTCATTACGAGCTGGGTGATAAAAACATCAGCGTAGAAAATATGCAGCGCATTTGTGAAGCTCTTGAAATATCTGTAGCCGATTTTTTCAACCATGAATTATTCACAAAAAATTGAATTATGCCCAAGCAAACAATTGTACTCAAAAACGTAGAAGAACTGGAGCAGAAGTTTCTGCAGGCTGTTCACATACTCATGAAGATGCGTAAGGCGCAGAAGAAGTTCAGAAATACCTATGCGCAAAACGACATCAATATTCAGAAGTACTGGGAGGAAAAGGCTGATGTATTTATTGAACAGATGCCGGTACGTGCTGATGAGTATAAAGACACAACCCAATTACAGGTAAACTTAAATGAGCCTGATGCCCATTGATTACAAAGAATATCATCCTAAGTGGAAACTCATCAGCAAGCTCATTCGTGTAAACAGGGCCAAGGGTTGCTGTGAGTGGTGTGGTGCGGTAAATTATGAACCGCACCCAGTTACGGGGAGTAAAGTGGTGTGGTGCGGTAAATTATGAACCGCACCCAGTTACGGGGAGTAAAGTGGTGCTTACTGTGGCGCATGTGGATCATGATAAAACCAACAACCGTTTCAGCAACCTGGCGGCTCTGTGCCAGCGCTGTCATCTTGGACATGATATTAAACAGCATGTGTCCAACCGAAAGTATGGCCGCAACTGGAACGGTAAACATCAATTAAGGATGGATTTATAATTTTTTTTGTTTTCAACACGATTTTAAAAAAAAGGAGAAAATTGATTAGAACACATGGAACAGATGGAACAATGTTTTGAATCAATGAGTTATGCGGAAATTTTGTTCCATAGCGTTCCGCAATGTTCCAACGTGTTCCAATGTTCCAACGTTCCATCAACAAAAATTGACTTTAAAAACAACTTTTAATTTTTTTTTATGCGACTTATCAAAATTGCTTTTACTGTTTTACTGCCCTCTTTGGCAGTGTGGTTCTTACTGTTTTTCCTCAACTGGAAGTTTTGGGGAGGTTTTGTTACCGGCTTTTTCATTTGCCTGGTAGTGCTTGGCACACTGGGTAAATGGCAGGCCCGCAAAGCTGCCGATCGTATTGACCGTATTATTAAAGCTTCAAATCAATAACCATGGTTAAGGAACTGGATATTCCTAATGAGAATAATAAGCTGCTCTGTAATGCTTTTGTGCAGATAGGGCCGGAGCCTGTTCGTCCTTTCCGGGAAAAAATGTTTGACAGAATTTACAGTATCAAAGTGGGTGATGAAAGCCGCTTTTATAAGCTGGTAGATTTTATTCGGTTACCCTTTAAGGATATAGGCAGCGCTTTTACGATACCTGCAGCGGGGCTGGAAAGCTTTGCCTGGCGGGTGCAGTACAAACAAAAAAATCCGGATGTGGAAGATGATACACGTATGGCTGTATATTTTTTTAAGAGGCATGAGTAACGTTGAAGCATTGGCGATGTGCCTGAGATTTGAAAAACAAAAGTATCAATTAACTACGAATGATTAATAGCGAACATAAGCCGAATGGATGCACGTCAGCAGGCATATTGCCAATGCAATGTTCTATGCTGGGGGTTCATGCTACTTCCTGTCGTTCAATTGAAAAACAGTTGCTCGGTTTGTATTTATTTTTTGAAGCTGCGGAGCAATTGCCGACGAAGGAGGCAAAGCTATGACGCACATAGGACTGTTTGAAGGAATAGGAGGCTTTAGCCTTGCTGCTCGTTGGATGGGTTGGGAGACTAAAGCATGGTGTGAATGGAACCCTGATTGCCAGGCAATATTGAAACAACATTTTCCCGAAGCCGAAGGTTACGGAGATATAACAACAACTGATTTTAAAAAGTATGCAGGCACAATTGATGTTCTTACAGGAGGATTTCCCTGCCAACCGTTCAGCATTGCCGGAAAACGAAAAGGCAAAGAAGATGAACGCTATTTATGGGGAGAAATGCTTAGGGCAATTGATGAAATTAAACCAAGCTACGTTGTGGCAGAAAACGTTTATGGGTTGCTTAATATCGACCGTGGACGTACAGTCGAAGTTATCTGTACCGATTTGGAAAGTATCGGGTATGAGAAACCGGTCGTTTTTGATACTACATCTGATTGCTTTGGATTATCAACGCTGGAACGGCACATCTGGATTATTACCACGTCCGTTAACAAGCGATGCGAAAGGAGCTTGCAGAGTACGCACCAGGACAAGCGAAATACAGAAGGGCAACTTTCGGGAAGTTATCAGAGAGAAGGAAAGCGATGGGATATATCCGAAACCAGATTTTGCGGAGTGGGTGAAAGGGTTTCCAATAGGCTGGACAAAGAAGATAAAGCAAGATTGATACAAATTGGAAATGCCATACCACCACAAGCTGCCTACGAAATATTTAGGGTGATTGACCTAATGGTGCGTGGGCAAAAATAAATACAAATGGGTCTGCCGCCTAATGGGAGTTATTCAGCCCCATAGCATAGAACGGGTTGATTAGCGAATGTATATTTAAAATCAATGAATTATGAACAGAGGCGAAGAACTAAAGTACAAGTTTATGCGGGAAATGAAGTTGCGCAATTACGCAGACAGCAGCATAAAAACTTATGCCGACTGCATCATGCAATACTTCCGATTTATGAACGGTAAGAAGCCTTTGGATCACGCTGCTAATGTTGAATTGATAAAAACATATCTGCTTACTATCAACAACCAAAACTACCACAAACAAATGCTGGCCGCCATCCGCAATTTCCACGACTTTGTTTTAAAGCAACCTTTAAGCCTTAATGATATTCCTTACCCCAGAAAAACGGATTATCTACCAGAGATATTGAATGTTCATGAAACACATCAACTGCTTAACAGTTATAAAAATATAAAGCACAGAGCTATCATTACTTTGATGTATGTATGTGGGCTTCGTATTGGTGAAGTGCCAAAAATTAAAATAAGTCATGTGGATGGTGTGCGTGGTTTAGTTCGCATTGCAGGCGCTAAAGGTTTTAAAGACAGAGATGTGCCGGTACCTTTGGAAACACTGGAACTTCTGCGTTCTTACTTTAAGAAGTTTAAACCAAAAGAATGGTTATTTGAAGGTCAGCATCCTGGAGAACAATACACTGTAAGAAGTATTCAATCATTGTTTTACCAAGGATGCAGAAGAATTAAGCTTCTTAAAAAAGTAAGGCCTCATGGATTACGGCACAGCAGGGCTACTCATTTGAAAGAAGCGGGTATTGATATTAAAGATATTGCTGATTTTTTAGGTCATTACAGAATACAAACAACTGAACTTTATCTTAAACTAAGTAAAAAATCATTGGTAAACAGAATTGCACTTGCTGATCAGATATTAAATGAACTTTTTAAAAAGGAAGCTAAGGAACTTAACTATGAAAGGTTACATACCCATTGATATACCAACGAAGAAGTACATTAAGGCTTACTTGCTGAGCAGGTTTAAGGGAAAGATCATCATGAGCCCGGATAATAAATTCGGCAATAAGCTGTACGATGTGCTGCAGCATAAAACCAATGAGCGCAAAACAGATTTTTCAAATGCCAGGTATAATGATACCATGCGCATCTACATCAGCTTTCATGTGTTTAAGCAGCGGGGCTGCCACATGAATGAAACCAATATTAAAAACTTCAATTCCTTTATTGAGAAAGATCTGAAGGATAAGTTTTATTTTCTGATGGATACGTACATTGATATTTTGCCGGTGTACAGTGCGCATGTGGATGAGGTGCGTAAAAAGCTGGGGATTGATGATGATCACTGGAGTGATGACAGTATGAAGAAGGATTACTACCGTTACCGCAAGAGTATGGGATTAAAACTTTTGTACGACAAAAAAAATGTTTCAGAAAAAAATGAATTTTTTACCCGAACTGTCCCATCGGAAAGCCCAGCCAGTGCCACCTTCTAACTTTGAGTTATGAAACCAGTTTACAGTCATATTGAACCATCAACGGCCGTGCATACAGCGGGTATTGTTAAACTTCTCATTGCCCCACGTGAATGGTTAAGCGAACCTTTTGAGAAGGATTTTACTAACAATAAAGTGCTGGATGCGGTAGCTTTTTTAAGTGGTAAAACATGGCTGCATATAGAGATGGCAGGTGAGTCAATCTTCTTTAATGAAACCCCCAAGAACAGCAATGCAGGTGAGTTTTACGAAGTAAGTACGGGAGGTGTGCTTAATTATATGGATGCTGCTTTGCTGCAGCAGCTGGAAACAATGCGCTATCATGAGTGGGTGGTAGTAACGATGGACAGAAAGAAAAAATACCGCATTGCCGGTACTTATGAAAAAGGCATGCAGCTGAGTGTGGCGCATGCGGAGCGTGCCGATGATGGAGGTGAAAGCCGTGTAACGTTGCAGTTTTTTATTGAAACAGAATCATTGCCTCCGTACTATGAATATTCAGCTTCTTATTCATCTTCATAGTTCTAAACCCCTTTTTTCGTCCTTTTAGGGGTAATGTGATCTCATCAATTTTACGTTGATGAGTTTTAATCATACATTATCAGCAATACTCCGTGGCAGCTGGCTAATTGATAAAGCCTGGGCTGATGCGCATTTGCCTTTGGTGGTGAGTATGCTCAATGGTAATACTGTAAGTTTTGTAGAGCGTACGGGTAACTCCAGAATGGAGATGCCTTTTGTGGTTGATGCTCAAACCATGCAGCGCCATGAAGCTTTTGTATTTAACTGGCGTGAAGAAAAGTATGTTCCCAATCCTAACATTCCTGAAAACTCTGTAGGTATTTTACCCATAAGCGGGCCTATCACTAAATATAACGGCAGCTGTGGTGAGCCCGGTGCTATACAGCGCAGCAGTTGGTTAAACAATTTTAAAAACCGCACTAATGTAAGCAGTGTGGTTCTTCTTTTTGATACACCCGGCGGTGAAAGCCGTGCGGCGCATCCTACTGTAAGTAATCTCAAAAGTTTTGGCAAACCGGTATTAGGTTATGTAGATGGCATGTGTGCCAGTTTGGGCATGTGGGCTGCTGCTGCTGCTGATGAAGTGTATTTGAGTAACGAAATGGATGAGATGGGCAGCATTGGAAGCTACTGCACCCTGCTTGATTTCAAAGGCTATTTTGAAAAGGAAGGCATAAAGATGCATGAGATTTATGCGCCTCAGAGTACTGATAAAAACAAAGGCTACCGTGATGCTATAGAAGGCAACTATACTGCAATTGAAAACGATTTAAAAATCCATGTGGATGCGTTCATCTCTTTTGTGAAGCAAAACCGTGGTGATAAAGCAGCAAGTAATGTTAAAGAGTGGAGCAGTGGTAAAATGTTTTATGCAAAAGATGCAGTAAATGTGGGCCTTGCTGATGGCATCCGGAGTTTTGAGCAGGTAGTAAGTAAAGCGGCATGGCTGGCAAAACGTAAACGATAAAAATTTTTGAACATGAAATATCCCAAAGTATCAGCACTGGTTCCTGAAGCGGAACACTTTGATGAAAGTGCAGTAAATGAAGGTGTGTGGCTTACGGCTGCTCACCTCAACAATATTGAGCAGGCTTTAACTGCGCCTGCCCAGGAAGTGGCCGATCTGCAGCAGCAGTTACAGGCTGCTAATGATGCCAATGCCCAACTGCAGGAGCAAATGAATGCAAGGCCTACACAGGAAAGCCTGGATGCAGCTAATGCAACTATTGCAACGCTGCAGGAGCAGGTAAAAACACTTGGCGGCCAAAGCAGCGGTAACGGTACACATGTGGCACCGGTGGTTGAGGAAAAGCATGATGGTGGTGGTGAAAGTGGTAAACTTTCAATTACAGATGAAGATCACCCGCTTAATATTTCTGTAAAGGAAGAAGTGAAGGCACGTGAAAATGCAAAAAAAGTAAAGCAACGCTACGGCTTTTAATCTCTTTAAAACAAAAAATCACAATCACATTTATTTACTAACCCCTTAAATATTTTTTTATGCCGGATACAAACAAAATCACCCTTGATATTGATGACGTAATCAGTCAATGGGGTGAGTACTATCTGAACCATGGACAGAACATGAGCAATTTGCACATGCTTCCATTTGAAACTTTTGGCACTATGAGTGCAGGTACTGTTATTGAAACTGAAGACACCGTTTTGCGTGAAGCAAATGTTCGTGTTCAGGAAGTTTTGCAACAATACCAGGATGATTTCACCAGCAAAGGTGGTGTTGAGTTCAAGCCAATCAATATTCTGTTGTATAACATGAAGATTGATGTAGGTGTTGTTCCACATAAGCTTATCAAAGGATGGACTGGTTTTTTAACGAACACAGGGAATACTCCGGAAAGTTATCCATTCATTCAATGGCTGGTACAGGATTATTTGCTTCGCCAGGCAGATCAAGACCTTGAAATGAAAGCCATTTACAAGGGTGTTTACGAAGCTCCTACTGAAGGCGTTGCCGGTATTTCCAGCAAAACAATGAATGGTATTGATAAGCAGTTGAATGATCTTATCACAGCTGGTGATGTTGATCCATTTAATGTTGGCAATCTGGATGCAATGTCTCCAAAAGATTTTGTAACAGCTTTGGAACAAAACTTTATTGCAGAAATTCCTGAAATTTATCGTTTTGAAACTCAGCTTGAGTTAAATATGAACCGCACTTATCGTCAAAAATTCCGTGACGGTATGCGTGACAAGTATAATGTTAATTACAAGCAAACTGATAATATCACTCAGTTTATAGACTATGAAAACATTACTGTTGTGGGCCGTGCATCGATGATGAACCGTAAGCGCATCTGGACTACACCAAAGCAAAACCTGTTGATTGGTGTGCGTGGTTTCAGCAACAAAAATGGTTTTGATGTGCAAAAGGTAGATCGTAAAGTGAAGTTCCTCACTGATTGGTGGATGGGTTGCGGTTTTGTACAACCAGAAATCATTTTCACTACAGACGCAGGAAGCACATCTGTAAGCTGATAAAACTGAAAAGCCCTTGCAAAGGCAGGGGCTTTTTTTAAGTATATGGATTTACAAGCTCTTACACAGGAAGAACTGATTAACATCATACACCGGCAGGCAGATGATATTGCTGCTTTACAAATGGAAGTTGCATGGTTAAAGGAATACAATGAACAACAGCAGCTGCCCGTAAAAGAACAATTGAAACGGCAACCGGTGAATATTGATGGCGAACTGTATTACTTTACTATTCCTCAATGGAGGGAGCGTAATAAAACAGTAAAGGCCGTTGATGTGATGCATAATGAAGAGTACCTGCGTAAGAAAATTGCGGAACCTTATCAAACACTTTTAAAAAAACTCAATTTATAACCCGTTAAATAATTTTTTATGTACGTATACCGTAATCTGCCTGAACCTAAAAACGTGCTGAGTGGCATTGGTGATTATGTACTGATCGCCCCAGTGCGTGATTTTACAACCATTAAATGTCCGGAAGCTCCCTTCACCAATCCCGGTGATGAAGTAACCATCCGCAGCCCGCATGTGTTTAAAGCCGGCAAAGCATTTGCAAAATGGTTCCTTGCTCCTGAAAAGAACAAACTGGATGCTGCAGCCAGTGGTGATAAAGGTTTCCAGCGTTTCCAGCAGACTTTGGAAATCATGATACCCGGTTCATGGGCTGTGCAGCATGAAGCTGTAAAGAACATCATCAACGTTCCGTTGATTGTGTTAGCTCCTGATGCCAACTGCGCCAGCGGTTTGTGGTACCAGTTAGGATGTGATTGCCAGTATGCCTGGGCTACACCAAGCTTTGGCACTGGCACTACCGCTGATGGTAATAAAGGATACACCATTCCTATTACCTACAACAGCGAAAGCATTCAGATCTATGCAGCCGGTGAGCCAGCTGTATTGGCTGATGAGAGCGTGAGCTAATCATTCTTTTTTTGTAACCATAATTTTGATGAAGAAAAATCCCCTTTTCTAAGGGGATTTTTTGTGTTATATTTGAGGAACAAAGCCGGAGCATCACCGGGGTAAAAACTGATAACTGCAGGATGGCACGTGAATATCCCACTTACATTTATACGAACGAAACAGAAGCCAAAAGCAAGGGAGAGTTCATTGTACGAACCGTAAAGCCCAGGTATATTGCCAAAGTGGTTCATCATCCAAATAAAACAGTTCCGGATTTACAGATACTGGAATGGATTGATGACTGGACCAAAGAAAAAAACTTTGAGATGAGTGCTGTTAAGAAGCATGCCATCAATTGGTATATGGCAAGAAAAAAAGGATATGAAGTTTCATTCAAATTACCTAAGCCTAACTATTACAATGATAATTTACCAGAAGCCGATGGGCCTTTAGAAGCTGTTTAACTTGTCCTTTCTCACACGAACGCCCCATGTTAGTATTGTAACATGGTGGAACGCCTCAATGAATGGTTAACGCATAAGGATTATTTTAAGGGTGTTGTGCTTTACAGCAATGGGGAGCACAATGCTGCTTTATTGCAAGTATTTAAAAGCGGACCATCACCGTACAATATTCAATTGCTGGAGCGGGAGCTGCGTAAGGAATTAGAGCGCTTGAAAATTAATGCATCTATGAAGCAGCAGGGAAACCCTGCCGGCATCCGTAATGTGGTGCTTAAAGAATTACCTCCCCTTTTACAGAAACCTGCTGTTATTACTGTGGAAGAAACGCCACCAGCCAATGATGTTATTTACCAAGCAGCCAAAGCACAAGCAGATAAACGCTACAAGGAAGCTATGAACCTGCGGGCTCAATTGTTTGGATTAGCCAACATGAATGATTTTTTAGATGTAAATACTCCCGATAGAATTGAAGCCCGGCGGCAGATGTCTCTGGATGTGGTAAGGTTGTACAAAGAGGCATCCAGTCTTTATGAAAAAGCGGATTACATTAAAAGTAATAATGGCAAGCTGCCAGATGAACCGGATCAGGAAAAAGATATGGGTTTAAATTCCATTCCTGATCACCTGGTGAAGCAACATCTTGATAATGTGCGGAAGAATTACAACAAAATGAAAAAGCGTGCTCAGACTCCTGAGCGTGTGGCATTGATGCAAAAGCATGCGCAAACGATTCAAATTTTAAGCCAGCGATGGGATTTGTTAAAACAACAGTAACAGCTGAAAAAGAAGATCCGTTCTTTTTTTCATCACCTGCGGATGATGATTTTGTGATTTGTAAAAGTCCGGGTAAGCTGAAGCGTTTGCTGGATGCCCTACAGGAATGCAAGCAGCTGCAATATGTAAGTGATGGGGACTGGAGTACACATGACCTGGTAATGGAACTGCTGAAAGTGTACAAGCCTGCTGAGTTGTACATTACCACTTATGCGCTGAGAGAATTACCCGTAAGGCAGCTGATACTTGCACAGGAGCGGAAAGAAATTTTATCAGTTAAAATGCTGCTGGATTATCGTGCTAAGGTGAGAACCCCGGAAGTGTTTCAATTGGCGGCGCAAAACATTAATCGTATTGGCTTAACAAATATTCATGCAAAAGTGACGGTGTTAAGAAGTGATCAAGGATGCGTTTCTATTGTAGGAAGTGCCAACTGGACCACTAACCCACGTATTGAGTGCGGGGTTATTTCACTGCATGAAGCTGCAGCTGCTTTTCATATTAACTGGATTGAAAAAGTAATTGATAATGCTGAATTGTTTGGATAATATCAAAACTGAAATTCTGAAAGAGATTGAAGAACTGGCAGCGGTTTTTCATAGTCCAAAAGAAGTGGCATTGATGCTTGAAATTGAAGAAGCAAAAATGCAGGAGTGGATGGAAGCCCAGGATAATGAGGTTTACAGATCCTTTCAAAAAGGCAGATTGCAGAGTGAATTTGAATTACGGAAAAGTATTGTAAGACTGGCCAAGAGCGGCAGCAGTCCGGCTCAGGCTATGGCACTTGACATGCTGAAACAAAGCAAACTTAAAATGATTGACTGATGAGCGGATTAAACTATAGAATTATTAAGAAAGCTGAGCAAATTGCGGAGCTTACTGATAAGATTACTGAACAAACCAGGGACTGGCAGCTTATTAAAGAGTTTATGAGCAGCCGTTCTACTGATTTGCGATTGAATGAACGGCAGGAAAAGAAGCTGGAGCGTTACCAGTACATCTACAATCAACTGGTGAGCGGTAAGTATACCGATACACAGATCATTAATCAGCTGATGAACAAAAAGCTGTTTGGCGTATCCCTGAAGCAGGCTTATGAGGACATGCGCAGCAGCCGGGAATTGTTCAATTATTCCTTCAACATCAACCGAACGTTTGAGATCAATCTGCAATTGCAGATCAACCGTAATCTGATGCGCAAGGCAGAAGAAATCGGAGACTTTAAAGCAGCTGCCGCCTTTGAAAAAAACAGGGCTATGCTGCTTAAACTATTACCTGAAGAAGAAGCAACACCAGCCGAACATTTTGAAGGCCACATGATAGAAGCAGTATTTGATCCAAGGTTGATTGGAGCACCTGATGTGGACCTGAAAGAATTGCTTAAAGCGATCAATGAAAAACGTAAAGTGCAGATCAATGTAGATGAATTGGCAATTGATATACCACACGAAGAATTAAACAATGATGGAAAAGAGGAAGCAGCACTTTAATAAACCACAGTTGCGCAGTATGCTTATTGCTGCACCTGATGAAGTATTGATTGCCGGTCGTGGTACCGGTAAAAGTGAAGGTGTTCTGGCGCCTAAGAGTGCTAAGAACTATTTTGGTACAATGCCCAGGGGAGCCGGTGTTATTGTTGGTGCCACGTATAACCAAATTCTTACCCGTACCCTTCCTGCTTTGGCCGCAGGATGGGAAAAGCTGGGCTACATCAGAGATGTTCATTACATCGTAGGCCGCAAACCCTCAGAGAAATGGATTAAGCAATGGAAATGGCAGGGGCCTTATAGGCCGCCGTTCAATTTTCAATACTTTGTAAGCTGGTGGAATGGTGGCGGTGCGCACTTGGTAAGTCAGGACAGGCAAGGATCTTCTAACGGTATTACCATTGATTGGATCATTGGCGATGAGGCTAAGCTGTTAAATGCCGAACGGTTCAGAACAGAGCTGCTGCCGGCGAATCGTGGTTTAATTCCTGAGTTTAACGGCAATCCTTATCATCATGGCATTACATTAACAACTGATATGCCCGTTGGTACTGCAGGCCGTTGGTTGCTGGATTATTCTGATAAAGTAGATCGTGAGAGAATCAATGAAGTTTGGGCTATACAGGTTGCACGTTACCAGCTACAGTATTTTCTTCTTAAAGAAAAAAGGAGTACTTATGCTGCCAATTTAAAAAAGCAGATCTCAGTATTGGATGAGGAGTTAAATGAGCTGCGAAAAAACCTTTTGTATTACCATGAAGCATCTACACTTGAAAATATTCATGCATTGGGTGTTGAGTATATAAAGCAACAGCTGAGAGATACTACACCATTCCAGTTTGATACACAGATTTTGAATTTACGTCCGTTAAAGCTGGAGGATGGCTTTTATCCTGATCTTGATGAAGAATACCACGGTTACTTTGCTGCCGATAATGGATATCTGGAGAATATTGATTATGATTTTGATAAGCTGAAAGCCGTTGATTGTCGCCGGGATAGCGATCTGGATTGGAATTTACCTCTGCACATTTCTTTGGACTATAACAGAAGGATTCATCCGATTGTTGTTGGTCAGGTTCATGAAAATGAATTACGGCTGATCAACGGATTACATTCTTTATTTCCTGGCAAATTGAGACAGGCCATTGATTTGTTTGCAGAATATTACAAACCTTTCTCAAAGAAGATGGTTTACTATTGGTATGATCATACAGCAGTTGGTGATCAGCATGAGTCACGTATATGTGATGATGTTATTACATTACTTCAGTCGCACGGATGGGTTGTTATACCTATGTACGCAGGTAAAACACCTGGGCATGAAGTGAAGTACAGAATGTGGGGCAATCTATTATCTGAAAACGGTACTTATGATAAGGTAGTAAGGATCAACAGAGAGAACTGTTCAAACCTTATTTTGTCAATGTACTTAGCACAGGCAGAAAAAAGAAAAGATGGATTCGGAAAGGATAAGAGTAGTGAAAGAGATGAAAACTTTCCAGCACAGGAAGCAACACACTTTAGTGAAGCAGCAGATACTTTAGTTCATGGAATATTTGAATCTGGGCTTTCATTCAGTAATGTAAATGAAGCAGGTGAAACAATGATAGTAAATAAATGATGGCGTTGCCTTCGGCCCGGGCTTTCTGCACTACACGGTAGTGCTGCCAATCCCTAACGCAGCTAAAGAGTATAGCTGCATTCAATTCTCAATACAATTACACATACATTCATGGCGCCATCCAATTCCCATTGGATGATAGCGCCTTTATTCATTCCTGCTCCATCGTATCTCGATTTCTTTGCTATACACTTTACGCTAATGAAAACAACACAGTCATCATGGATCACTGTGTTGCTATGCTGCGCATAGGGGGTTCAATAGACTATCGGCAAAGTAGGGGAGTCTTATTAGTTGCATAAACAACTATTCATATATCCTATGAAACAGAGCAAGAGCGACCGCCCCCGACCGATAGTGCGGGCGGCACTTTTTTACGCTTTCCCGATGGGAAAAAATGAAAGATAAAAACATCAAATTCATTAACAATTTATTAAAAAAAACAAGCTAAAAAATTTTGATAATTAGTTGAAATTTAATAACTTGTATTATCAATTAAGCAGGAGCACCACCTGCATAAAAACTGGTAAAAATCAAATGACACAAGTAGTAAAAGCGCCCCCATCAAACGGGGTGAAAACTGCACCAGTTGCAGAACCTGTTAAGCCTTTAACAGTTGTAAAAGATAAGCCCACAAAAACTGAATTAACTGCAGATTTGCAGCCCCTTGATGAAAGGCTGCACAGGTTAAATCAACTCTTTAACCTGCAAACCAAGTACAATAAGTACACGGATAGTTTGCAAAAGCTGAATGAGTTTGAAATTAAAAAGGATGGAGAACGCAGCAGCATCCGTATTTCCGATGACAGCCGCAACGATTTTTCAACTTATCATCCGGAAATTGTTCAGGAAGTAGTTGATTTCTTAAAAGTCCGGATTAAGGAGCGAATCAAATCCCTTGAACCTCAGTTAAAGTGGTAACTACCTAAGCCCCGCCCTTCAGCGGTGGGGCTTTTCTTTTCCCCCAACAATAGAACGGAATTTAAACAGACTGGCTATGTCACACAAAGAAACTTGCATTAAGTACTGCAAAGACTATTTGCAACAATTACAGCTTTCCCAATACTACACAGAGCAGCAATTTAACCACGTTTACCGCAAACAAAACGGAGCGCAGGGCAATGCTTTTATAGTTGGGTTAAATGCAGCTGACTTCATTATTAACAATTCAAAATTTTATAGCAATGATGAGCGAAACAATGAGAGCAAAGCGTGAGGAACTCAAATCACTTTCCGCACCGTTCAAGCTACTTTTAAAAGAGGGCGCAATCGGAAGTATTAACGAAGGGCTTGCCAACTATTATGCAGAGCAAGGCCACACCACATTAAACAGCTACCGCAGATGGAAAGAGTTAGGATTTCAAGTAAAGAAAGGAAGCAAAGCCCTTTTAATGTGGGGCGAACCAGTTGACAAAAAAAATAAAGAACAGCAGCAAGAGGAAGACAAAGACCCATTTTTTCCGCTTGCCTATGTGTTCAGCAATTTGCAGGTTGAACCATTCCAACACCTGGCACAATAGCCCTAAGTAGTTCGGCACCTAACCCGAACTACTTTCTTTTACTCGCTCCGTTCCACTCCGCTCGCAAAAGAAAGTAGCAAAGAAAAGCTGCTCACATCATCCCCGTTTATTTGTCCTTTTTGGCGTCCGTTCCCTTTTGCAATTTCACACCATGCCACATACTGTGAAAGAAGCATTGGAAATTTTAGAATCAGGTAACTGGTGTTCATTGCGCCTTATTACGGCCAATACTGCACAGCGTACCGGTGGCAAAATTCTTGAACTGGCCAAAGTAAGAATCAAAAAACAAGAGCCACATCAGGCATCTGTTTCTCCATCTCCCGTTACGAGTAAGCCCAAAGCACAAAATCATCATCAGCATTTTACACGTAACGTGGAAACACAGGCCAGGCAGGTAATTAAAGTTCATCCTATTCTCATCACCCATATAAACAACACTCCCGTAATATGAGTGAAGAGCTTGTATACGAATATCCCATTGCGTATGGCAGCCGCTCAGGTGCTGCAGTATACTTCAGCGCCTCTAAAGAAACTGCAGGCACATACACCAGCAGCGCCAAAGCAACAGCAGTTCCCATAAAAAAGCTGCAAAACGTTCTGGATGTAGCTTATTGGGGCGAAGACAACCGCTTCCCGCAAAATATTGAACAGCAAATGGCTTATTGCGGCATCGGTAAATCTGCACTCGACTGGAAAGCCCGGGCACTTTTTGGTGGCGGTATCATTGCCGGTCGTGTGAAAGGTTATGAAGATGAAGGCCGCAAAGAAATATTTGAACCGATCAAAACAACCGGAGCTGAAGGAAAAATCATTTACAAATTCCTCAACCATCCGCAAACCTTCCGCTTCTTCCTGGAATATTTGCCCGATTGGACATGGTTCGCCAACTGTTTCCCGGAACTGATCTTTTCAAAAGATGGTAAAACCATCACTAACATAGTGCATCAGGAAAGCTGTGATGCCCGCTACAAGCAAATGAATGAAAAAGGTGAAATCAACACTGTATTTCTTTCCAAGCTGTGGGGCCTTAGCAGTGACCAATATGCAAAATTTGACCCCAAAAAAAGGGTAAAAGGCCTGGTGGAAAGCCGCACAGAGCCAATTGAAGTAGATGGTGTGTTCGTTAAGCAGCTGCATTGCATTGATATGTACGACAGCCTCAACAGCACCAAAGCCATTGCTGAAAAACTCGTACAATCAAAAGGCCTTTATAAATTTAAAAGCGCCATCCTTCCGGTTAACTATCCATCACCAAACAAAACATATTACCAGGTTCCTTATTGGGATGGTGCCCGACTCAGCGGATGGGTTGAAATAGCTTCCAAAATTCCTGCCCTTATCAAAACAATGTACAACAATGCATTTCGCATCAAGTACCTCATTCAGGTACCTGAAAGCTATTTTGAAAAAACATACGGCAAGGAAAAGTGGGCTACGTTAAAGGCTGAAGAAAAAACAAAAGCCCGTAAGGAAACACTTCAGAAGATGGATGATTTCCTTGCCGGAGAAGAACACGCTTACAAATCATTCCTCAGCACGTTTGATATTGATCCGCATACAAAAAATGAATACGGGCTCATCAAGATTGAGCAGATCAAAAACGAAAGCACTATTGATAAAGACCTCATCACTCAATCTGCAGCTGATGTAGAAATCCTTATCGCCATGCAGGTACACCCAACACTCTTCAGCGCAGGGATGACGGGCAGCATGTTCCGCTCCGGTGGTGGCTCAGGATCTGATATTCGTGAAGCGTTCCTCGTTTATACCAACCTGCTTAACCTGGAGCGCCGTGTATTGCTGGAGCCGCTTAACCTTATCCGTGATTATAACCGTGAAGTAGGTGGCGTAAGCGAATGGGCTGAAGATATTGTATTCCGTTTCCGTGATACACAATTAACAACCCTCGACCAGGGTAAAGGCACAGAAAAAAAATTAGGATAATGCTTTTTAAGACTACCATAGAACTGAAAGAATACAGTGAGTTAACAAGTGCAATCAACTTCAACTCACTTAAAGCAACGCTCAACCATGTTGAAACGGTGCACATCATCCCTGTTCTCGGTAAAGAATTATACAACAGCCTCAACAAAAAATATAATGAGGATGAAAATGGCTTATCCAATAATCAAAAAAACCTGCTGGAGCATTGCCGCCGGGTTATTGCCCCCTATCTGGCCTATTACTATGCCTCAAAATCATCTGCAAAACTTAGCGATTCAGGGTTGCAGCGCTTAGAAACTGCCACTAATAAAACCGCCTTTCAATACCAAGAAACAAATTTTAAGGAAGCAAACCTTCTGGAAGCAGAGCAGCAAACAGAAATTTTGCTGCAATTCCTGTTTGAAAATCAGGATAGCTATGCCCAATGGCAGGAAAGCAAAGAGTTTGCATCCTTTAACGCTCTTTTCATTAAAACAGGCGGTGAGTTTGATCAATACTTTAAATCACACTCACCTTACCGTAACTACTTTGCTATGCGGCCAAAAATGCTGCAGGTAGAGCAGCAAAACATCCGTCATGCCATTGGAGATAATCTTTTTAATACGCTTAAATCAAAAACACCTGATACAGCCAGCAGCTATGAAAAAGAGCTGATTGAAAAATTAAAATTTTCCATTGCTCACTTTACCGTTTCATTCAGCATCCCATGGCTGGCCGTTCGTATTGATGCCAATGGTATCAATATTTCAGGCACACAAACCGCTAACCGGGATAAACAAAGCAAAGAGCAATCAGCAGCAGTGGAGCAGTTAAGCCTTTTAATTTCAGAAGCAAAAGAAACAGGTGCCGCCTGGCTTAACGATGCGGTTGCATACATCAAAAAAAATGCAGCACAGTTTGATAACTGGACGGAAGAAACAGAAACCACACCCATTGATGGCACACAACCCATCACTGATTATAACACAGGATTAAAAGGATCATTTATACTATAAACCAATGGAACTATTAAAAGAGATAGGCCCTTATCTGGCAGCCGGTATTACTGCAATCATTGGATACTTCAGCGGAAAACGTAAATCAAAAGCTGAAGCAGACATCACAGAGCTGGAAGCAACACAAAAAGCCATTGAAATATGGCGAAAGCTTGCTCTGGATCTGGAGCGACAGATCAAAGAACTCAGAGAACACGTAAATAAGCTGGAGCAGGAAAACGAAAATCTGTATCAAAAAATTTACGAACTGGAAAAAAAGCAATAATGAAAGCAAAAGACTTTGCCATACTCATGGGCTTACTCATCGTAATCATGATCAGTGCTACGCTGTTCGGTAAATGTAATTGTAACAACCCGCATCCGCAGGAGCCCGTTACTCCTGTGGATAGCATTGCAGCTTATTATAAGCCTGCTTTGCAATTGTTACTGGAACAACGCCGCAAAGATTCAATTGCTTCAGCTCAATCCATTCACCTGGCCGATTCACTTTCTCAAATCGTTGCCCGTCTTAAAAAAAGCCTGGGCAGCAAAAAACAATCACTGGCCACAGCAGAGCAAAATAAGGATACACCGGCCATTGTATACCATCAGCGGCAGGTAATTGCAGATCAGGATTCAGTTATTTATGAGCAGGATCAGCAGCTCACACAGCAAAGCCTTACAATACAGAGCCAGCAACGAACCATCAGCAACTATGCCACAGAGGTAGAACTGCAGAAGGGAATGATCAATCAGGCTTTTGATGCAGTTGTAACAATTCAGAATAAAAACACGGATTTGAAAAACCAACTTGAAAAAGAGCATAAAAAATTGAAGTCAGAAAAATTCTGGCGCAAATTCTTTATGGTCACCACTGCCGCTGCAGTTGTAAAATCATTACTATGAAAAACCTTTTCACCACCATATTGCTGCTTACCTCTTTAACCACTTTTGCTATCCGAAAAGTGATTGTTCCTGATGTGGCAGGCGGCTATTACAACTTTCAGGCAATCAATCCCGGAGATACAGTTGTATTGCAGGGCAACTATCAATACATAACATTCATCAACCGTTCCGGCACTGCAGCAAAAAAAATAACACTCATCACAAACGGCAATGTGTTCATTAAAACACAGCTCAGCTTTATCAGCTGCCAGTATTGGGATGTGATCGGTTCCAATAAAATAAAAATCCAGCCGTATGGCGATGATACGCTTTACAACGGCCACTTTGCTTTAAACATCAGCGATCGCAGTAAATGCTTTGATGTTTCAGGCATCTTCATCAGCAACGCAGGAATTGGCGTTAACATAAAGAGTGAACCAAGCTGCGATGTAAATCTCCAGTTTCCAAACTTCGTAATGGATAGCATCTTCCTGCACGATATGACCGTGGAAGAAACATGGAACCAGGGTTATTATGTGGGCAATACAGCTCCTGATAATGGTCCTCCACCTTACTACTCACCCCGTCCCGTAATATGCAATGGCATAACAACCTATCCACGGCCGCTGCGCATGGGTAAAATAAAAATCTACAACTGCATCATCAGAAATACGGGTCGATCTGCCATCCAGATTTCATCTGCCAGCGAAGGAATTTGCGAAGTGTACAACAACTACATCCGCAATGCCGGCATTGGTGGAGATGAAGCGCAAAGCAACGGTGTGCTGCTTGGTTCTTACACAAGATGTATCATTTACGACAACGATATCAGCAACACTTTTGCAGCAGCCATTGCCTCACAAGGTGCATGCGGCCCCGTTCCGGTACAGATCAGGAACAATATAACAGACAGTAGCGGGTACTTATCTCATTACAGGTTGTGGGCTTATCCTTCCGGTGCTTATGTAAATATGAACACAGCGCCAAAGTATGCTAACACTTTAACCTATCCCTACAGTGTTTTCCTGGCTACAAGACCCAATCTGCTTAACGACAGCACCACTTTCTGGGTGCAGAACAACATTTTTAAGCTGCGCAAAAATGTCCGGTACATTGGTGTGGCAGATTATCAAAATACTTTCCGAAAAAGGGGTAACCTCATCTGCAATAACAATTTTAATACAGTTGCAGTGGAGGAAAGCTATATACCTGTTTTCTGGAGCAGTAACTGTACGCCTCTTTCCCTTCCTCCGGATTCAATACCGGTTACAACACCCCGTGTACTACGTGCAGATATGGAAGATAAAGGCACCTACTGGAAGTTTAACCGCTCCGGCACAGTAGCCATTTACCGTATTGATGGTGCCTGGCTTAAAGTGCTGCAGGTAGTAACAGGAAGCACCATCACAAAACAATCAATTACCGACAAAGCAATATTTATACGATAAATAAAAAAATCATGGTAACATCTCAGCAAGCTTTAAAAAAATACGGTGATCCTAATGACCCTAAAACACAGGCACAACACTTCGTACTTTGGCAGGTGCCCGTTGATATTGTAACTGCTTTTGCTCATGTTCGATTTACAGCAGCAGGTACAATCGGTTTTCCTAAAAAGATTTTTTTAAACAAAGATTTAGTAGCTCCGATTGAAAAAGCTTTACGAAATATTATAAGCCGTAAATTAACAGCAGAGCTCAAAACATGGGATGGTGTTTTTATCATTCGACAAAAAAGAGGCCTTTCATCTTTGAGTCTTCATAGCTGGGCAATCGCATTGGATGTAAACGCCTTTGAAAATCAACTTAATCAAAAACCAAAACTATCAAAAGCGTTTGTTCAGTGCTTCAAAGATGCCGGATTTGAATGGGGTGGCGATTGGCAAAGGCTTGATGGTATGCACTTTCAATTAGCAGCAATATGAGTTTTAAACCAAAAAACATATTTAATCCAACACCTAAGCGAATGCGGCGATTAGGCAATGCATTATTAGGAGCATCACAAACAATTGCCATCCCTGCAGTACTTTCAGATTACAAATGGGTAGGACTTTCAGTATTAATTGCAGGATGGTTAGGAAAACTAATCACAGAGTTTTTTGCAGAAGATGACCAACCATCAACGCAGTAACTTTTTTCTCATAATCAATAGTTTTAGTTGATCGGGCAGCATTTCTATGCTGCCTTTTTTTGTCCTTTTTGCAAGCGAACGCCCCTGCTACTTTTATCTCATAAACTATTTTTTTATGGGACAACTCTCTGATCTCGCCGTAAAGCACGGCACTGATAAATGGAACCATCACTGGTACACGGAGCATTACGAAAAAACATTACAACACCTCAAAGAAAAGCAGTTTAACCTGCTGGAAATAGGCATCGGCGGTTATGAGTTCCCCGACCGTGGCGGCGCATCCCTCAACATGTGGGCTGAATTTTTCCCTTATGCAAAAGTTGTTGGTTTTGATTATTACGATAAATCAAAAATTGCAAGACTTCCTGGTGTAAAAACCGTTCAAGGTGATCAAAGCAGCGAAAATGATCTCAATAAATTATGGCAATCTTACGGGCCTTTTGATGTTATCATTGATGATGGCAGCCATCTCACCGCTCATCAAATTAGATCCTTTGAAGTACTGTTTCCGCTTATGCCGGATGGTGGCATCTACATCATAGAAGATACAGAAACCTCTTACTGGAAAGATTACGGCGGAAACTTGGTGCTTGATATCATTGAAAAGAAAACCTGCATCGGTTATTTCATGAACAAACTGCATGAAATGATGTACCGCACCAATGGTATGCCCAAGCATGAGCCCTTTACGGATATCATTGAATCCATCCAGTTCTATAACAACATTATCATCATCCGTAAAGGTTACAACGCATGATCACCTTCAGCAAATTCGGCCGTCATGGCAACCTCGGCAATCAGCTCTTTCAATACGCATCATTAATCGGGTTTAGCAAAGCATACGGCTATGAATTACAACTACCGCAATGGCAGTATGCAGAGTATTTTGATTCAGTATTTCCATCAACGCTAAACCTCAAACCACTAACTCTGGTCAACGAACCCACATTTAATTACAACCCCGATTTTTTTCAGCAACATTTTAAAAATCAGGAACAAAATTTTGATGTGCTTGGATGGCTGCAATCTGAACGCTATTGGGAAAGATGCAAAGAACATGTAAAAGCAGCCCTCACCTTTAAAGCCTCATTCATTGATAGTGTTATACAGAAATTCAACACACTATCAACTATAAACCATGAACTATCAACTTGTATCGCCATCTCCATCCGCCGTGGCGATTACGTTGACAATCCCAACTATTACCAGCTGCCCATTGATTACTATCTCCACGCACTCTATGAAAACTTTCCTGATTGGAAAGAGCGGCACATAATCATCTTTTCAGATGATTATCACTACTGCAAAATTCACTTTGCAGCAGCGCCAAATGTAATGTATGCAGAAGGCCTCAACGCCATTGAGCAGCTCTGCCTTATGAGTCTTTGTAAAGATTTCATCATTGCAAATTCTACCTTCTCCTGGTGGGGTGCTTACTTAGCGGAACTTCAGCGGCCCTGCTCCACTACCATAGTACGGCCAAACCATCACTTTGCAGGTAAGCTGCAGCAGTCAAGTGATTGGAGTGATTACTATCCTAACCGCTGGGTGGCTTTTGAACACGAAGGCAAAAAGTTTGATCTCACAAATACCACTTTTACCGTTCCCGTTAGTTACGATCACCCGCACCGCAAACAAAATCTGGATCTGAACATCTGTATGCTGCAGCGCACCTTTGATACCAATGTTATCATTGGTGAGCAGGGTGCAAATCCCCAGTTTCATTACATGGCGCAATGGTGTAAGTATCACTACTTCACCGGCATGCAGGAGTTTCACCGTACCAAAATGCTCAATGATATGGCCCACATGGCCAAAACTGAGATTGTGGTAAACTGGGATGCAGATGTATTTCTTCCACCGCTCAGCATTTTACTTTCAGTTGAAAAAATGTGCCCGCCTTGTTCAAAAGAAACTCCTGATTTTGTTTACCCATACGATGGCCGTTTTGCCCGTGTGCCACGCAGCTTTCATAAATCATTAGAGCAAAAATTTGATCTCGGCATCTTTTGTGATTATAAATTCCCGGGTACCAATGAGAATGACCCCATCAGCGTAGGTGGTGCCGTCTTCTGCAACAAACAGGCTTTCATTGAAGCAGGTATGGAAAATGAGCACATGATATCCTATGCGCCGGAAGACCGTGAACGTTACCTGCGTTTTAACACCCTCGGCTTTAATGTACAGCGCATACCCGGCCCTATCTATCACCTGGATCATTGGCGTGGCCCTAATAGTTCCAGTGCCAATCTGTTCTTTCAAAAAAACAATGCGCTGTACCAGCAGTATAAATCATACACAAAAGAAGAGTGGCAGCAAGAGATCAACTCTTGGCCTTGGGTAAATCCTACATCTTTCTTCGTATCTGATAATTCAGAAGGCATTGATGTGGTAATTCCCATCGGTCGTGGTTCCACTTGGAAAAATAATGAGCTGCGTTACTGCCTGCGCTCCATACAGCAGCACCTCAAAGGCTACCGTAACATTTACATCATTGGCAACATACCTGAGTTTTTAAAACAAGTGCAGGGTATCATCACCATCAACTTTCCCGATCCTGCACCAGGCAATCCTGCCCTCAATATTTACAGAAAGCTGCTGTTTGCATCTTGGCTGCAGGAGGTAAGTGATGATTTCCTAATGTTCAATGATGATTACTTTTTAATTGCTGATACTGATGCCGCAACCATCCCGCATTATTACAAACCACAAAACCTGCAAGAGTGCATTAAAAAAATTCAACCGGGCAATACATTTCGTACAGCGGTTGAAAACACAATTAAGGCACTCCAGGAAAAAAGCTTTGAGCTGAAGTATTTTGATATTCACGTACCCATGCTGTACAATAAGCAAAAGTTTGCACAGGTAATGCAGCAATACAACTGGACTCTTCCGTATGGCTACACCGCTAAAAGTCTTTATTGCAACAGCCTGGGTATTGCCGGGGAAGAATTGCCCGATTGTAAAATTGATACAGGCCTTACCGCCACAGAAATTGAACAGTGGATCAACGGCCGCTTTGTCTTTAGCGTAGGTGATGCCGGTTTGTTTGGAGAAATGAAGCAATGGCTGCAAAACAGGTTTCCTAACCCCTCACCGTTTGAATAAACGGAGCAACCGGGCTACAGGCATCCAGAGAAGGCGAAAAAGGGCCGTTATAATATCAAAACGCATATTGCTCATGCTGTAAAAATAAAAATGTCCTTTTTACCGCCCTAATCAATTTGCAACTTCACAGTATGGACATCAGTAACATCATCCGGGCAACTCTTAATATCACCGCTTACGCCGGTGATACTTTTGATACCACCATGTGGTTTAAAGACGCACAGGGCGTTAAAATTGATCTCACCGGCTGCACCATTCTAATGCAGATCCGTGATGCAGAAGATGCTTTAATTAAAGAGCTTTCTGCACCCGTTGATTTTACCATTGATGACAGTGTAATTGTGTTTAAATCAAACCTCAACATTCCTGCCGGCACCTACCAGTATGATCTGCAGTGTACGTTTCAGGATGGCCGTATTAAAACACTGGCAGGCGGCAAGTTTAAAGTACAGAAACAAGTAACCATTCCGCAAGGCTCATGATTACAGTAGTTGTAAATAACACACAGGAATCAGAGGTACAGTTAACCAATGAAGAAGCTACACAGATTGTGGTAGAGCTGGCACCACCGCCTGCCGTTGCATTACAAACCATCAGTAATACACCGGCCGTGGTACAGGTTCAAACTACAGTTGGAGTACAAGGTCCGCCTGGTCCGCAAGGCCCGCAGGGTTCTTTAGATCCTGATGCGGTAGTCAATGGAGGAATCATTTTTTAAACCATAAAAACAAACAATGGCCAACACTATTTTAATAAAACGCAAAACCACAGCAGGCGCTCCTTCGCTGGCGCAACTTTCAGTGGGAGAACTCTGCCTGGTTATTCCGGATAACGCCATTTACTGGAAAAAAGATGCCTCTACTATTGTAGGGCCAATTGGGGTAAGCTCAGGAGCAGTTTGGGGCGCTATTACGGGCACTTTAAGCAGCCAGACAGATCTGCAGGCTGCATTAGATGCAAAAGCTCCTTTGGTAAGCCCTGCACTCACAGGCACACCCACAGCGCCTACAGCTTCAGGTGGTACAAACACTGCACAGGTTGCAACCACAGCCTTTGTACAGGCAGCTATTGCTGCATTGGTAAATGCAGCACCCGGCGCATTGGATACGCTTAATGAGCTGGCAGCAGCCCTTGGTAACGATCCTAATTTTGCATCCACGGTTACAGCTGCTTTAGCTGCAAAACTGGATGCAAACAGTACCATTGACGGAGGAACAATTTCATAATTTATGCCAAACCGTTTACAGATACGAAGAAAAACAAGCACAGGCGCTCCCGCATCTGGAGATTTACTTCAGTATGAACTTTGCTGGGTTGATCCTGACAGGCAATTGTATATTGAAAAAACTGATGCATCTGTTTTTTTAATCAACCACCCCGGCAACATCTCAGACGGAAGGTATTTCTATACTGAAACTGATTTCCTAAATGGTAGCACACCGCAAGCTCAGTTTGTAGGGGCTGCAATTGGTTCAGGCACCAATACAACTGTGCCCACCGGTACAGCTATTGACGTAAACCATCCGGGCGTGATACTTATACGCAGCTCCACTGCGGCAAACAGTGGTTACTTCTACTTAGGCGGCACCAGCACCAATAGTGCATTAATGGTAATTAACGGCGGTGAGGTGTTCAATTTCGTATTTCGTACCATGGCAGGCTTTACAAATACAACGCTTCGTTTCGGGTTTCCTAACACACTTTCTGTAACTGCTCCTAATGATGGTGTTTGGTTAGAATTCTTGGGTAACTCCACATTACAGGGCCGTACCGGTAATGCAGGTTCTTTGAGTACAACTGCATCAAACTTCAGTTTATCAACAAGTACCTGGTACCACGGCCGTGTATCAATCAACGAAGCTAAAACACAGGCTTTATTTCAGCTGTACAGCGAAGCAGGCAGCCTTTTGTGGACTGATACATTATCCAATAATATTCCAGGTGCAACACGTACCACACGCCCGGGCTTTATTGTTACCAACAGTGGCACAACCGCCACAGATTTATTGTGTGTTGATTATATGAATGCTTACACCACCAAAAGACTGCAAAGAGGTAATTTCTGATGAGTTACGATAAACTTTTCAAACGTGCGGGCGAAAAACTGAAGCTGCTTACCACCGTTGAGGAAATAAGGGCTTTTTTGGAACTGGATGATGCTTTAACAGGTATTACGGCTGCAATGATCAGTAACTGGAACACAGCCTATGGATGGGGTAATCATGCAAGCGCAGGCTATCTCACAACAGAAATAGATCCTACAGTAGCAGCACATATCAAAACCATAACCAATACACAAATTACTAATTGGGATACTGCTTTCGGATGGGGTAACCATGCTACTGCAGGTTACCTTACTTCATTACCATCTCATACACATCCGTTAAGTCAATTGCAGCAGAGCGGTGCTTCTGCTAACCAGGTACCGCAGTGGAACGGATCTGCATGGGTGCCGGCTACTATCAGCGCAGGCAACATTTACACGCAAAACGGGACGCTTACAGGAAACAGACAACTGACGCTCGGAGGTTTTACGTTTAGCATGTTGAGCGGCGCTAATACAGCGTTTCATCTTTTTGCCAACGGTCGGGCGTGGTTTGGAAACGGAAGCCCCGTAGACGGCGGGTTTCAGGTTGACGTAAACGGTACATTCAGGGCGTCGGGCACAATTACAGCAGGCGGCAACATTAACGTAGTAAGCGGTAACAGGATAAATGCAGACGGCATTTTAAATTTTGCGAACTGGGGAACTGACGTATTAAGATTATCGAACGGGTTTGTTTCTTTTGCAAGAAACGGAAGTCACACGTTTAACGCCGACGTAAACTTTTCCTCAAACTCAACAACTGCTGCTGGTATTATATGGCGCAAAGATTCAGCAACGGGGTTTGGAGGTTGTATTGCAATGCTTACTGGCATTGGCGGCTCTGGAAGCATTCAATGGTCAAGGTACGCCTTGCACGATATGTTGTATTCATCTGGGAATTCCGCACCCGTTGTATTGTATGCGTCAGGTGACAACGGAGGTTGGGCTTTTGGAGCAAGTGCCGACTATTCGCCTCATAGTTCAGCAATGCTTACTATTAACTCAACCACGAAAGGGTTTTTACCACCACGCATGACAGGCGCACAGGCAGAAGCAATTACCACGCCTGCAGCCGGCTTACTGGTGTACATCAATAACGGCAACGGAGCAACAATTACAACCACCGGGTGGTGGGGCTATGATGGCACTACCTGGGTAAAACTTAATTAACATGAGCGAACTTATTTTAAGTGTAGAACCTTCAAAGGATTTTGTATTTAAACCAAATATGCTGGAGGTTAAGATCAGGGAAACAAACCTTGTAGCAGGTACGGTAACCATTGATTTCTTATTGAAAGAAACCACACTTGATAACTCCCGCTATGTTTCCCGTGAGTGGGTTGACAAGGGAACCATTACAGCGTCGCTCAATTTAATTGCCAATGCCCGCAATGAGGATGGTACGCTTAACGCTGCCGTCATTAACCAGTTTCTATCAGTTTTTAATCTTCAATTAAAGCAATCATGAATCCGGATTACACGCAGCTTTCAGAGCAGGAACTTAAAGCCACTGCTTACGACCTTATTTGCAAAATCAACTTTTTACAAAGTGAGCTTCAAAAAGTTGAAACAACTCTTATAAAAAAACAGCAGGAGCAGCAATCTGCTAAAACACCTGAGGTTCAAAATACACAAGAGCAGCAGCAACCACCTATAAAAGTGGGCTAAAGCATGTCCTTTTTGCAACGCCCTTACAGTTGCACATTAGCAGTATGGTAAATGTTCAGCTTTTTCAACCCGGCAAAGTCGATCTTTCGCTCCAGCTGCCTTCAGCCTGGAACGAATTAACCGTTGCTGAGCTGCACGCCGTAGCTAAAGCCATTTTATCACCGGAAGGCTTTAATCAAAAAGCATACATCTTTAAAGAGCTGCTTACAGGTCGCAGCAAAAAACAAAAAATAAAACTGCAACAAACTGTACTGGCTTCCATCAATCCGGAAGATGCAGTTCTAAGCGCTTACCCTGCCATCAACTTCATTTTTGAAGATAACAACCTTACGGAGCAGCCCTACAATCGCATAAAACTGCCGGGCCTTATACCTCGTACAGTATATGGTCCTCTCAGCGCCTTCAATAACCTCACAGTGGGTGAGTATGAGCATGCATTTATTGCTTACAACCTTTTTAAGCAGGAGCAGCTGCCGGAGCACCTGGCACAACTCATGGCCATCCTTTGGCGGCCAAAAAATACACCCTACATGAGTGTGCTTAAAAAAACAAACAGTTACCGTTATTACGATGCAGATAAAATGCAGCCACGGTTTGCAAAACTTCCTGCATGGCAACTGTACACAGCTTTTATGTGGTTCACCGGCTGCATCAATCACCTGGTGGCGCTCTTTCCAAAAGTGTTTTTAAAACCTGCTCCGGCCGGCGCACCGCAGTCTGCAGAAATTGACATCATGGCTTTTACCAAAAGTATTCATGCGGCTGCAGGTCCTAAAAACGGTGGCAGAGATGCAATCAGGCTCACTATGGTAAAAGAGTTCCTGTTTGAATGCCAGGAGCAAATCATACAATCAGAAAAACAAATGGAGGAATTTGAAAATGCTAAACGTAAACGTTGATCAGTACATCAGTTACTTCCGTAACCTGGCAGTAACGCACCACTTAATTCAGCATGATCCTGATACTGAAAACGGAGGTGGCAATATTGAACACAAACGCTTTGCACGCTGGGGTGTGGAAGAAGCAGTTGCAGGTTTACGCAGCGCTTTGGGAGATCCTGCACTGCTGCTGGAAATGTATGAAGTAGTAACAGCATCCTCCAATGTGTATGATATAAAGCCCGTGCACAGCGGCGCTTTTACAGTAGTAAAATCAGCAGCAACGGGTAATACACAAGAGGAAGTGGAAGCATTTACCCTAACTGAATCAATCGTAACAGATCTGCTGCGCCGCATCTGGCAGGATCATTACGGTAAAAACAAAAACAGGTGCAACACACCTTTTGCGGATGTTGTTTTTAACGGCCTTAACATCGTTCCGGTGGGTCCGCTTTTTACCAATCATTTTGGCTGGCGGGTAGAGTTTCAGTTTAAACCAAAAAACCTTTTTGATGTAACGGCGCCGCTGGATGATAACACATTCATTCAATCCATTTCTTAACCATGCAGGGCGATTTAAAAAAAGCATTTATACTGAAATCAGTCATTGAGTACAATGAAAGGGTAAGCTCACAGATGGTGATTGCTGCCCGCAGGTTAAAGATTGGCGTTACCAATGAAGGAATCAGTTCTATTGCTTACCAGGCTGCAGCACAGGGTAATGGTGTTGTGAGTAAACTCAGTTTTAAAGAATACCTGCGCATGGTGGATATGGGTGCCGGTCGTGGTAATCCCATCGGCGGTTTAAGTACCATGAGAGTAACGCTGCAGGCCAGTAATACAAGGGGTTTGGCAGTCACTAAAAAGAAACGTAAACCCAAAAAGTTCTATTCAAAAATTGCATATGGTAACCTTACGTGGCTTCAAAACAATCTGCTTTACGGCTATACTCAGGAAACTATTGCAATGCTTCAAAAAGAAATTTCACAAAATCAACAATAACATGGAAGCGATACTCATAAAAAAACCTCAGACTTTTTCCTTTAGCGGATCACCCATTCCCTGCGTTTGGGCAGTAACACCTTATACATCAGCAGATCAATTGGCAGATGTAAGATTGCAGCTTCGTGTATTGATTGAAAAAGAGTTTGGTTCTGAAGCGTATACAGAGGAATATATAAGAGAGCTGCTGCCGGATGCCGATGGAAAAATTTCCATAGAAATCCAGAGTATACTTGATCCGTTTTTAAAATGGTTTGTACCTCCTGTAAATGCCGTTCGCCCGGTAATTGCTGAGGGGCAAAGTATTCGTTATAAACTGCAATGGGTACTCATTAAAAATAACCTGCAGGCTGCTGATACAGAAGTAACAAATGTATTGTTTGCCATAAAAGGAGGGATGAGTTATACTTCTTTTGCACCCGCACATTATTTCAATAATCTTATCAATGAGCAGTTCTTTCTGGGTGTAGACCACAATCTTATAAAAACTGGTAAAGAAGAAAACAGATGGTTGTATTACCTGGAGCAATCAGAGTATGATTGGTACGGAACAACCAGCGTCAATTTTGTACTCAGGCAATTTATAAAAGATGATACGGGCAATTTTTGGTCAACTGCTGACAGTCCCGGTCTTTGGCAAAAACGTGGACAGATCATTTGTTTTCCCGTTGGATACAATCAACTTGATAAAGATTACATTCTTCCATCCAGCAGAAAAGCCGTGGCTTACACTATTGAACTGGTAGAAGAATTTACAACCGGCAGAGTGGCTTATGCTGATTTTGAATTAGATTACCGGAACTTTTACAACACCCACCAGTTGTACTACAGAAACAGTGATGGCGGTCTGAATACAATACGTTTTACAGGACAGGTTGAATATGAAGCCGATTACCAAAAACAACAGGCACAACAAATTGAAATGCCTGATTACTTCCGTAACGGAAGCCCCATGGCTATTACTAAAATTTTAAAGCCAGAAGAAACTCAAAAATCAAAAGGAGCAACCGGCTTTGTATCTAAAAACGAAATCGAAAATCTTCGGGATTTATTTTTATCACAGGAATGCTATGAGTTTAAAAACAATAAACTCATTCCTGTTATCATTAACAACAGCAACGTAAAATTCTATACTAATAAAGACGGCCTTTACTCATTGGTAGTAGAATGGGAAGATGCATTTCCAAGCCGCTGGAACAGTAAGGCAGAACTTACTGCAGTAAGTGGTTCCTGTCCATCATTGGAATCATTTAATGCCATTCAGATATCAACAAATGATTTGCAGATATCTTATGCACTTCAGGCGCCTTATGATATGGCTGAGGTGGAAATAACTTACAATACCACTACAGACCGCTTTTACGTTTACGGCAACTGTAACGTTTTTAAAAGAAATATGGATCCTACGCCCACGGCAAATGTTACAGTAAGGATGCGTACCGTGTGTAATGCTACATCAGTACCCATTCAAACAGGATCCTGGAGCACACAGGTTATCACTTACAATGCCAATGTGCCGCCCACAGCAGTTGATGATAATATATTTTGCCCACCGGGAGTTCAATCAGCAACTGTTTTGCAGGGAAATCTGCTCACAAATGACTATGATCCGGATGGAGATCCAATTGAATGCGTACCTGTAACAAATCAGCCCACAACTGCCGGAGGTACTATAAGCATCTCTACAGCCGGTGTTGTTACATACAATCCTCCATCTTCCTCTTTTTCAGGACTGGACAGTTACACCTATGGCATTCGTAATGTAGGCGGCAGCATTGCTACAGCCACCGCTAAAGTTTTTATTCAGGTGAGCGGATTAGCAAATTTCATTTTTGTTAAGCTTACCATCAGAAATCAACGGGTTGTTACGCTTGGACCTCCCGGCAGCAGCTGGGAAGGAACGCAAACAATGGCAGAAGTATGGGTTGCCTATACAAGTGATGTGCAGGGATTTGTATTACAGGATGTAACACAACGTAATATTGACATCAGTTTCAGAGAGCTTAAAAGAACATTCCAGCCTTCTTTCAGCGAAGTAAATACAGACACAACTGTTGATGCAGTAGGCAGTCAGCAAAAGCTTTATGATGGTGTGATTGCTCTTAACCTTCAGGGTCCCAATGTTGCAGCCCCGCAGGTTTGGGTGAAAGAATTTTCATTGCTGCCTAATGCCAGTTATCAAATCATTTAGTGCCGTTTTCACTTGTCCTTTTTAAGGCCGTTTTGTCTATACAAATTTGATCATCCCATAACCCCCCTTTAGGGGATGGGGGCAAGTATGAGTGTTCGTACAGATGTCGTAAACCTCGTTGTAAACGTCAATGGCAACCAGGCACAAAACAACCTCAACCAGCTTCGTAAAAAAGCAGCTGATCTGAGTTTTGAAATGAAGGGCCTCAAAAAAAACACAGAGGAATACCGCAAAAAAGCAGAAGAACTGAAAGGCGTTACTGCCCAGATGGATGCACTCAAAAAACAAATCGGCATCACTGCTTTGTCGCAGAAAGAACTGGTGGCAGAATTGAATAAACTAAAAGCACTCAAAGGATCTGTTGTACCCTTTAGCAAGGAATTTAAAGACCTTGATACACAAATCAAAGCCGTAGAAAAACGCCTCTATGATGTACGAAACGGTGTGCAGGGCTTTTCTTCTTTCTTCTCTAAAATAAAAGATGAAGTAAAACAGTTTGGAATGCTGGCAGCAGGCTACCTCGGTTTTCAGTTCATTAGCAGCCAGTTTCAAAACATCATACGCAGCGGTGCTAAAGTAAGTGATCAGCTGGCCGATATCAGTCGTGTAGCAGGCCTTACTGCCGAAGAAACCAAACAACTTAATGAGCAGCTTAAACAGCTCAACACCCGTACCAGTACGGATGGGCTTCGTGAAATTGCTATTGTTGCCGGTAAGCTCGGTATTACAGGCGTTAAAAACATTACCGACTTTACAGCGGCCGTTGATAAACTGGTGGTAGCCCTTGGTGATGAATTGGGCGATGCAAACCAGATCACAGAGCAGCTGGGTAAAATTCTGAATGTATTTGAAGGACAGATAACCGGTGATAACATTACCCGTGCCGGTAATGCCCTGGTTGATCTTGCCAACAAAGGCGTAGCCAGCGGCCGCTTTGTAGTAGATTTTACACAGCGCCTTGGTGGTATTGCTAAAGCTGCAGGCATTGCCCTGCCTGATGTATTTGCACTCGGTGCCGGTATTGAAGAAATGGGCGGCCGCAGTGAGAGTGCCAGTACAGCCCTTATAAAAATCATCAATGATATTGCCAAGGATATACCCAAAGCGGCAAAGATTGCAGGCATTGAAGTAAAAGCGTTTACACAGCTTTTTGCAGAAGATCCCACACAGGCACTGTTAGCTTACTCTAAAGGATTGGTGGCAAATAAAGCTGCCTTCAGTGATGTAGTAGCATCTATGAAAGATGCCGGTGAAGAAGGTGCCCGTGTAGTAAGTACCATCAGCATCCTCGGAAACAATACTGATTTCTTCAATAAAAAAATCATTGAAACAGGGCAGGCATTTAAGGAAACAGGAAAAATACAGGATGCCTTCAATCTCAAAAACGAAACCTTTGGTGCCACTATTGATAAGCTGGGTAAAGAGTTTAACCGCCTTGTAACCAGCAGCACAGTGCTCAACTTTTTTCAGGCTGCTGCAAAAGGAGCATTGGCATTTATCCGTGCCATTCGTGAAATACCAACATTCATAAGAGAAAACCGTGTAGCATTGCTTACCCTCGTTGCAGGCCTGGTATTGCTTAACCGCCAGTACATCATCAGTGCTGCAGTGGTAATAAGAGATACAGCTGCACGCTGGTTAAATGTAGCTGCTACCCGTGCGGGTGCAGTAGCCACCAATATTTCAGTTATTGCTCAGGCTGCCTATATTACCATAACCAATGCATTGATTGGAAGAATTACAGCAGCTACCGCTGCACAACGATTGTGGAATCTTGCACTGAGTATTGGCTTAGGACCATTGGGTATACTGGTTACTGTAGTGGGTGTACTTGGTGTTGCCATCGGGCAATTATCCTCTAAAACAAAACTGCTGACAGCAGATCAGCGCAATCAATCACTTATACAGGAAAAAGTAACGCAGGATATTGGCCAGCAACTGGCAGCAATGGAACGTTTAAGCGCCATTGCAAGAGATAACAACCTTTCACTTGAAACAAGAAAGAAAGCGTTAGATGAACTTATCCGCATCAATCCGCAATACCTGAGCGGGCTCAACCTTGAAAATATTGCTTATGCTGATGGCATCCGTATACTGGATGCTTATTCCTTTATGCTGCGCAAAGTGGCTGAGGATAAAGCAAAACTTTCATTGCAGGATGAGCTTTTAAAAGAACGTACAAGACTGGATGCCGAACGTCCTCAGCTGGAAATTGATGCTCAGAACTCTTCTGTATTAAACCCGTTTGACCGATCAGATAAAAAGTACCTGGAAAACCTCAAACGTACCAAAGAGATTAACAACCAGCTCAACCTGATAGGTGCACAGATCAAAGGATCTGTACAAGGCCTTGATGAATTGTTACGACTGGAAACAAACGCTCTCAATAAACTCAAACAGGGAACTGCAGAGTATGCACAGCAGTTGCTTAAAGTAAATACCATCCGTCAGCGTTTGGGAATTTTAACCGGTGCCCCGGGTACAGGAGCAGGTACAACTGAAAATACCACAACTACCAACAACACAGGTACCACTCCCGGAAGTACAGATAAAAACAATGATTTTGAAAAACGCCGCCAGGCATTTATCAAAGAGCTGGAACGTTTTCGCCGTGAAGCTGAGATAGCCGGTAAAACTGCTGATGAGCAGGAGATTGCCCGTATTGAAGAAAAGTACAGGGAGTTGCTGGAAAAGGCCAAAGAGTTTGCTTACGGCGAACTGGAAATTGAAGGCATGAAGCAGGCAGAGATTGAACGCCTGGTAAAAAAAGGAGTTCAATCCCGTATTGCTGCTTTCAATGAAGATCAATACAAAACACAGCTGGAAGCCAATACTGATTTCTTTAACAAACAACGGCAGCAGCAGGCACAGTTTTACAACACCGGCCAGATTGATAAAGAAACCTATGAAAACAATCTCACGCAACTGGAAAGGGATGAAACAGCTAACCGTGTTAAGATAGCAGGCATTTATTCCAAAACCGTTAAGCAGGCGGCTGAAGATTTAAAAAACTTCAAAAAAACGCAGGAACAGCAAATAACTAAAGACCTGTTAGATGAAGTAGAACGCCGCAAGCGCATACAGGAACAACGTTTGCAAAACAATGTTTACAATGCACAGCGAAATGTATTAACCACACAACCGGGTACAAGAGAAAACCTTTCTGCAAAAAAAGAACAGTTGAATGCGCAGTTTGATCTTGAAACTACATTTCTCAATAAAACTTCTGAATTATACCTGCTTAAAGATGCTGAGCTTAAAAAGGCCCTGCGTGATGCTGATGCTCAATATTGGCAGGAACGCATTAACCAGGCAATGATTTATGTGGATTTTGCGCAGCAGGCATTTACAAACCTTGCACAAATCCTCAACAACGCTGATGAAAGAAGCCTGCAGAGAGAGCGGCGTAATAATGAACGTAAAAAAGATTCCTACAAAAAGCAACTGGATAGTAAGCTCATCAACCAGGCGCAGTATGATTTGCGTATTCAGCAGTTAGATAAGCAACTGGAAGAAAAGCAGCGGGAGGCAAAGATCAGGCAGGCAAAACGTGAAAAAGCATTGGGTATTTTTAATGCTACCATCAATACAGCTGCCGCTATTATTAAAATGCTGGCTGATCCGGGAGGATTTGCAGGCCTCACCCTATCTATCCTTGCCGGTATCACAGGAGGTTTGCAAATAGCTGCTATTGCATCGCAGCCACTGCCTGAATTTGGTGATGGAGATTGGTTGCGTAAAGGAAAAACACACCGTGATGGCGGTATACCTGTAGAAGTAGAGCGGGACGAAGCTATTATGGCAGCTGCTGCCATGACTGACCCCACCCGTTACATTGTAAGCGGCACACCTGCACAAATAACAAGCGCTTTAAACAGCCGTAATGGTGGTAACAGCTGGGCTGCAGGTGGTAAAATTATTCCTATGTGGCAAACACAGGAAACACCCAATGTACGCAGCACCTTACCGGCTGTAATGGCTGCAGGAAATGGAGGTAATACAACGGCAGCAGGTAACAGTATGGAAGAAACAAATGCTTTGCTCAATGTTCTTATACAAGAGCAAAAAGCCAATACAGAGGAAATAAAAACCATGAAAACAAAACTCAAAGCAGTGGTAAGCATCAAAGAGTTTCGTGAACAGGAAAACCTGTATGATACTGCTGCCTCTTTAAGCACTTTAAAACAAACAGGCACATGATTCTTCAGATTTATGTATACGGACCCAAGTATAACGGTTATCTTGATCTGGCACCCGGTACAGCCATGGAAATGGAAAATGCAAGCACTCTTTTTGATGAAGAACTGAGCGTATCAGAATTTTCTGTTCCTTTTGAAGTGCCATGGACAGATAACAACCGCCGTTTGCTTGGTTTTGCTGAAAGAGTAGATAATTTCAACAGACCCAGCAATTGGTTCAAATGCGATGTGCTGGATAATGGTGTTCCAAAATACACATCCGCCAAGTTTACCATTCTTGAAAAAATTGGCAAGTTTAACTACACCTCCGGCAGTTTTAATGCCACCATCAGTGGCACTAAAGGTTTGCTGGGTGCTGTTATAAAAGATCAGAAATTATCCGGCTTAAAACTGGATGGCATCATTACTTACGCTACACCTACAAGAGTGTTTGCCCAGGAACTGATGGAAGGGCTTTTTCCCCAATATTGGTATCTCAAATTTGTACCCGTTGCTTTTGAAGATTTTTTTGATACAAACAGGCCTGATTATGATAATGAGTTTCTTGCAAAAGATACCGTTAATTACACCATCACTTCATTTGCTGCCTGGAATTTTGGAAGACCCCGCAGTGATAATCCTGCTATCGCAGCTGATGAAGGAAATATTGAGTACAGAGATTACAGAAGCATTCCATTTTTCAATTTAAAGTATGTATACCGTAAAGCTTTTGAGGAAAACGGCTTTACTATCAAAGGTGCTTTTGTAGACGAAAACATTTTTGATGAATTGTTCATTTTCAACAACTACAGTCTGGAAAAATATACAGATGCAAACATTGACGTTAACCGTGAAATTGATCCTGCTAACCACTTACCGGATATGGAGCTGGCTGTATTTATTGATGCGGTAAATAAGCTTTTTAAGTTAAAAATGGATTTTACGGGAGCCAATGAAATTACCCTGAGTTATAAGAAAAACACGCTTACACAGCGCACACCCATAGATGTAACTGCATTTTGTACGGCTGATTTCAAAAGTACATTGCCGGGTACCGAGGAAACAAAGGGTTACAATGTAGCGTATGAATGGGATAGCGAAGACCAGTTTGTAAGCGACCGGGTAAAAGACCTTTCTGAACTTACTTTTGTGGCTACTGTACTTACAAAAGGTGATCTCGCAGGTATTATCATAGGTAGGCCGCTTACTATTTTTGACTACGCTTATGTGGTAAGTGAAAATATGTTTTACCGTGTGGCTGATGCTACAGATCCGTTTAATGTAAAATGGGACTGCTATGCTGAAAACCTTGGCCCTTATACAGTAGCAGAAGGAGAAAGAACCGTATCGCTGCCTTTAAGTACACTATGCCAGTATGCGGAGTTTAACAGTATAACAGCTTTATGGGAAAAAAGAAATTACCTGGGCTGCCGCCAAAGAGGTTCCTATATAAACAATGCAGGTAACCGGGTAAAAGCTCCCTTTGCACTTCGTGTTTTCTTTGCAGGCTTTAAAAATATTGATGGTTACTCATTGCCCGTAAGTTTTAACCATAACCGTATTTACAACGGTGCAAAAGATCGTGCTTTCAGCCTCAGTATTAAAGAAAACGAAGGCATTGCCACTACTTTTCATAAAACCTTTGAAGACTTTAATCAAAACAAAGAAGTAGTGGAAACTCAGTTGCTGCACAATCGGTCGTTGGATACTATACTGGAGCAAACCAACTGTGTAACTATAAAAGGCGTTCAGTTTATGGTTTATAAAACGGAGACCAGGATGCCGGCAGATATGACCATGAAGGCTTTTTTGGTGCCCTTGTAATAGTAAATTCAATGCTTTATATTAGTAAAAAAATTCATTATGAAATTCATTCTTTTTATCTCCTTATTAATTCTTTCTTTTTCCGCTAAGTCTCAATTCGTTAATGGTGTTCATTTAAACGATATGGATGTAAACTATATCGAAATTGTAGGCACCAGTAAATTACTTTCAAGTAAGGTTACTATTCAGCTTGAATTTGGTCAAAGAGTAAGATTTTTCAGGGGAAAAGAAGCGTCTTTAGTAGATAGCACTGGCAACGAAATTGTTTTGAATTCAATGATTGATGCTCTCAACTATTTATCAGAATACAATTTTGAGTTTGTAACAGCCTACGCAGTAACTATGGGTAATAATCAGAACGTTTACCATTATCTTCTACGTAAAAAGAAAAAATAGTTATTACATTCGCCTTGCGAAGATTTATTACATACAGAGCCTGCACCTTTTTGGTGCCAGGCAATCCGTTGTAAGTACGGCAGCTCTGTATGGAGTCTTCGCAGTGACCTGTCACCTTTTAAATTTTAAGTCATGGGCGAAGACGAAGTCAACGATCAACAAACTGAGACACTCCCTTCTGTAGCAGATGGCCTGGCAGAGCACATTAAAAACTTTATAAGAATCAATTACGAACCTGTACAAACTGTACCGGAAGCTTCCTTTCGTATGACTACGGCCGATGTGGAAGCAGCTATACGTAAACTGCACCCGGATATTGAATTTACAGGCGGTGAGCTGGCCCAATGGCTCCATGAATTGGGTTTCACTTTCTGGGACGCAGGAGAAATGCGTTTTGAATGGCTGTTTAAGGATTGTTCAACATAAGGTGGATGTTGGATCACAAGTTATTTACTACAATGCGGAGCGGCGGCGTTTTCCTGATGTTGAGCTCTTGAAATTTTCTATTTCCTTCCTCAATTGATTAATTAATTCATCTTTTGTTCTAAGATGATCTTCCAGTTGCTTTATGTATTTATCCTTTGTTAAATACTCTTCCTCTGGTTCATATACAACCATTGATTCTGTAATTCCTGTATCAGGAAAAAATTCAGCATAGAACTTTTTCAAAAAATTACTACTTGGCTCACGCTTGCCATTAAGGTATAAACTCACATTACTTTTTGATGTATTAGTCCGTTCTGAAATCATCTGAACGGGAAACCTGAGTTTCAGTTTTTCAACATCATTTATAAACCTTTTGGTTATTGGGCTCATATAAATTTTTTTAGGCACGGAAAAAAAGTTTGCAAAAAAGTTTGCAGTTTCCAAAAAGTTTCCAATATTTGGAAACTATTTATAACAAAATATAACAAAAGCTAAGAATATGCAAAAATTAGCTAAACAATTAACACAAAGGGAGCGGTTGCAACAGGAGCTTGTTAAAATAGCTCCTAACGTAACCAGTAAGGATAAGCAGGATTTGGTAAATGAGTATGGAATAAGTGTTTACACTATTAGCAAATATTTGAGAGGTGAAGTCTTGAATATAGATACTGCAACTGATATGCTTGTATTCTTTCGCAAGCGTGTAAATGAGCGGGAAGAAAAGATTAACAACGCTTAATTGTTTTTATGTATAAGAAATCATACAACACTGATCTAATGCTGGATTATAAAAAAGAGTTTGCAAAACTTAAAGATCATGTTCAAAAAGATCATTTAGAAAAGGTGAAGGAACTAACCGGGTTAAGTGCCAGTACTATCAGGGTTTATGTAAATGGTTTCCCTTCTGTATATAATACAGCTGAATTGATTTTAAAACATCTCAAGCCTATTGTTGATGATTTTATAAATCATAAAAAGGCAAACCTTGATTCAATCACAAATTAAAATTGACCTTATGTCATACGATTTAGAAGCATTGAGGGTAGAAGCTGCAGATATTTTTATTGACAGTATAAAAACTGCAAATGATAATCTGTTATACTCTGCTGATAGAATCACTAATTCTTTGATTCAGCTTGATACCCTTTACGTAACTCATCGTCAATTCTCCTTAATGAAAAGCCATTGTGTTGAACTGGAAAAGAACATTCTTCATTTACAGAATGCAATGGAAAGGTTTTATGAATTGATTGAAGAAACAGAACCCTATCATCAACCATTGAAAGCTGTATAATCCATGTACAAAACTGAATTTTCATCTAACCCCAACGGTAAGCTTTTTATGGAGCACTTTAATGATGTGCGCCAGGTGGAGCAAAACCGCTACTTCCCGGGAGCAGAACATGAAATATGGTTGCGCAGCTACTTTATGGGTATTGCCACTATTGCAGCCTTGCATGAGTTTCAGTTTAAAAATATACGGGATGTGTTCGGCTTCACCATTTTTGGCCGCCCCACACATTACACAGCCGCTACGCTCAAAAATTTTTATAAAGACCTGGAGCCGGAAACCAAGCTCACCCACATCGTATGGCATTGGAAAATGAGGAATATGCCCGTGCAGGAATCACTCATACAGGACTGGTGGAAAGGTGTACAGGATACCAATCAAACAGAATCTGCTTACCAAACAGCGCTTGCATTATGATACACGAAAGTTTTAATAAACCTCCCTACAGTTGCTTTGTATGCCCTGACTTCTGCTACCAGTTACAACTGGCAGGTCTCACCCGTAACACGGTGTATTTGTGGAGCCTTAAAAATACCATAGCAGAACTGGTTACTTTTTGGTTTGATAAAGATGATTACTACGGCGCTGCTGCTAAAATTATTTATCAGCAGGACCCTACCCAACTGGTACCGGCTTATGATTTTAAAGATTTGGAGCGCATATTGCCCGGAGGCTACCTGCTCACCCGTAATGGTTTTGATGAATATGAACTGAGCCTGGATGAAGTATGGCAATGCCAGCCTGTAAAAGGTAAACGCCTGCCGGATGTGTTTGCTGTAATGGTGCTGCATTTAATTGCCGGCCGCCGCCTTAACATGGAAAGTGTAAACGCTGAAGCATTGTAGCAGTAAGGGCAATGACTGTTACAACTGCTGATAGATATAATTGCCGGGATATGTTCTTCACCCCTTATTGCTACAATGCAATGTTCTAAGCAGTAGGGTAAGTTTAGCACTATCGCTTAATTGAAAATATGTCGCTCGGAAAAAGAAAAATACGCACGGCTGAAGTCAAACGACTTAGCTATTTATAAACTAAAAAAAACAAAAAAACAGATGGCAAAAGAAAGCAGCAAGCAACGACTTGCAAACTTAATTCAAGCCTATGAGCAAGTTGTAACTGCTGCTCGTAGTTTGTACGATGATGATAGCCTGAAAAATTGGGCTATAGGTTACAGCAATGACGCTCAAACTAAAATTAAAGAAGTAAAGCAAAAGCTGAAAGACACATTCAGCATTGATTACGATGCCACCGACGCAAAGAAAAAGGTGATTAAAGAAGGTAGTGAAGTTGAAGTGTTGGTTAATCACATGGACGGCATGAAAGGAAGCACGGCAACCATTAAAAGCTATTCATTGCCTGCCAACATTTCAGACATTACGATGAAAGACGGGATGAAGATGAATAATCACAAGTGGTTAACCAATGATGAACTCAAACTAAAATAAAAGGAGGTACAACATGGCAAAAGGGAAAAAGCCCAAGAAGCCGCACGGCGGGCACAGATAACCACTTAATACCCTAAACGAAGGATAGTAGTTTAGGGTATTTTCCAAATTGCTTTGAAAAAGCAAAGGGAAGCGTGGGTGTATTTTTCTTTTTCTCATTCTACTGTCAAATTGAAAAACGTCAACCCTATTGCTTAGAACAAAGCCATCAGCGTATATGAACGTAGTGCTTAAACTATTTAGGCTTTTTTATAAGCCGTTGCCAAGGCATCCCCGCTGCGAATTTGAGCGAAGGTATGGGTGGTTGCCCAGGGCGGTTAAATGATCCGTTTCAGAGTGGTTATTGATTAAACCTCCTGCATTTCTATGCGGGAGCCTTTTACTCAACTTTTAAAAAACTATTGAATTATGAATGCAAAAGAGTATTACGAACACATTCACGGCACGGGTGAAGATTCTGACAACCTTAATAAGAGTGCTGTAATTCTTCTTATGGAGCAGTATAGAATTCATTGTGAGTATGGTGATAAAGGAACTGCTGATAATACACAGACCTATTTTCATATGGCAAGCAACAATCACTCACCTGTTTCTACAGGAGAGTCTTATTAAAACTTAACTGCTATGCTCACACCGCAAGAACGTTATACCATTTCTCAAAACCTGCAGCGTGTTCATCATAACAGCGTTTATGGTATTGCCATAAAAAATTTTCTGGCTGTTTTTCCTTCAAAAACAGATGAAGAAGTTGTTACCCTTATGCGTGGTTTGCAAAGCCAGATTGATGACAACCCGCTGCTTATGAAAGAAATTTTAGGGCCTGTGTTTTACTTCTTTGATACATGGAAGCGAACACCAAAAAGCCTCAATATTCATGAACACACTAAATATCTGGTTAAAGCAGCTATGTGCAGAAGTAAAACGGCTGCTGAAGCTGCCCGGTTATTAGGCATATCCTACAAATCATTTTTCAGATATAAACAACAATTCAATCTTTAACATGGCAACAACTATCAGCAATTACCAGCACCTGGATGCGGTAATGAGAGACCTTGCAGACATTCAGCACAACTCACCCGGACTTGCTTTACTCTTTGGTGAGCGCATCAAAAATTTTGTGCAGCGTAACAGCATCCGTATTAATGTGCTTAATACCAAGCGCAAAGAAATAAGCAGTAAGCACTGCCTGCTGGATGAAAAAGAAAACCCCATAATTAAACCGGATGAAAACGGTGTGCCCCGTTACTGTTTTATTGATGATTCACACAAAGAACAGTTTGAAAAGGAAATGCTTGATCTGTATGCCATAAGTTTTGAACTGCACATATGATTAAACAATCTACCATAGACGAAGTAAGGAGCAAGGCCAGCCTGGTGGAAGTGGTGGGTAAATACACCAACCTCAAACGCAGTGGCAGCGGTTACAGCGGTTGCTGTCCCTTTCATACTGAAAAAACCCCCAGCTTTCATGTAACACCGGCTAAAGGCATTTACAAATGCTTTGGCTGCGGTAAGAGTGGTGATGTGTTTCGCATAGTGATGGAGCAGGAGCGCAAAACATTTTTTGAAGCAGTGGAAGTGCTGGCCGCTCAGTACAACGTAACGGTGGAAGTGGATGAAAAAAGCAAGCAGGTAACACAGGAGCAGAAAGATGCCAAGAAAGAACAGCAGCTGCTCATGACTTGGGCACACCTCCAATACATGAACCTGCTGGAGCAATTACCTGCCGATGCTGAGGCAGTAACCTATCTCCACAACCGTGGCTACAATGAAGACCGCATCAAACATTGGAGTTTGGGCTTTGCGCCGGATAGCTGGGATTTTTTGAAAACTTCCATCATTAACATGGGCAAGCATGAGCACGGTGTAAACTGTGGCCTTGTGTACAGCAGGGATGGAAAGAACTTTGATTTTTTCCGCAACCGCATCATTATTCCCATACACGATGTAAACGGTTTTGTGGTGGGCATAGCCGGCCGCAGCCTGCCCAGCAGTGGCGATAAAGGCCCTAAGTACCTCAACCCCTGCGAAAGCCTTATCTACCAAAAGAAAAAGATTTGGTACGGATTGCACACGGCACAGCAGGCCATTAAGGAACGTGGCTTTGTGTACATCACAGAAGGGTATATGGATGTGCAGAGCATGCAGGATGCGGGTATGGTAAACACCGTGGCCAGTTGCGGTACGGAGATAGATGATGCACAGGTGCTGCTGCTGAAACGCTATACAGAGCATGCGGTACTGGCTTATGATGGCGATAAGCCGGGTATTGATAAGGCCATGAAGCATGTAAACCTGTTTACCAGGCATAATATGAAACTGAGTTTGGTAGAACTACCGGATAAGATGGACCCGGATGAATATGTGAGGAAGGTGCTGAACGAACATGGAGCAGTAGCATAAGGGTAGTGCGGCAGTGCAATTAATAAAATGGTTGTAAGGTGATTAAGAACACTGCAGGCTTGGGTTCGACCCCCAACGCTCCGCTTTTTTAACAATTAAAACCTCTACAATGGCAAGAGAAACAAAAACCACCACAACCGGTGGACAAAAGGTGGAGACAGTGATCAGTAAATCACTGCACAAGCAGTTCAGGAAATACTGCAAGGGCAAAAACATTTCCATGAGTCAGCGCCTGCGTGATCTCATTCAGAAGGAAGTGAAAAAATGATGGAGCAAGCTACCATACGGCCCATTAATGCACCAGTGCATGAAATGCTTACACCGGAAGAGGAAAGTTTGGTAGCTTTAGCCTCTCACATCATTACACAAAAAACTATTGAACAACTGAGTTATGAACAAAGCCATCAGGTACCTGAGGTACAGCAGTGACGGACAAAGCCAGCACTCCATTGAACGTCAGGAGCAGGTAACTGCTCAGTGGCTTCAGTTTAACAAAGTGGAGCTTACTGATACGTTCATAGATGAAGGCTACAGTGCCCGCAATTTTGACCGGCCCGACATTAAACAGTTGTTTGATTTCATCAAAAAAAACCACCGTTCCATCAATTACCTGGTAGTAGCAGAGTTGAGCCGTTTCAGTCGTGAAGCAGGGGATGCTATTACGATGGTAAAGAAAATTCAATCTACCTACGGCATTAACATTGTAAGCGCTGCCCGTGGCACTGTGTATGATGTGTATGACAGTAACAGCTTTATGATGATGGGGATTGAATTTTTACTGGGTAACAGTGAAAACATTAAACGCACCAATGATATCAACGGTGGCATTTACACCGCCAAAGCAGTAAAAGGAAAGTGGATACAGGGCGGAGCTGCTCCATTTGGTTATACCAAAGAAGGCAGTGGCGATAACCGCCGCCTGGTGGTGAATGAAGCAGAAGCAGTGATGGTACGGATGATCTTTCGCAGTTACTTAAACGGTACACCCATTTACCGCATACGTGAAGAGGTAAAAGCATTGGGCTTCCGTAAAACGGGCAACGATGCCATTACAGAGATATTGAAGAATCCGCTGTATATGGGTTACCAGTATGTAAAGCCGTGGAAAAATCTGCCCGGTGGTTTGTACCCTTTGAAAAACTTTACACCACTTGTGAGCGAACAGGATTGGAAGAAGGTGCAGGATCTGTTGAAACCGGGTAAACCCAAGCAACTGGTGAATGATTCCTTTCCTCTCCGTGGTGTACTTAAATGCCATTGCGGCCGCTGCCTTACAGGAGCCAGCAGCCGTGGCAGACATGGTGTTTATTTTCCGTACTACAAATGCCAGGTGAGCGGCCACAATAACATCAACGCAACAAAAGCACATGCACAGCTGGAGCAGGTACTGCAGCACATGAGTTTGCCACAGCGTTTGATTGATGCTATTCGCCGGCAGAGTGAACAACTACTGCAACAACGTTTGCAGGAACAGCAGCAGTTACTATTGAAACATGAGAGTGATCTGAAACGTGTACAGCAGAACCTGATGAATGTGGAAGAAAAATGGATCACCAATCAATTGAATCTGGAAAGCTATCAGCGTTGGTTTGATACGTACAACAGAGAGCGTATTGTGCTGAGCGGAACGATTAAACAGCTGAAGCGTGAATTTAACCAGGCATCAGTGCTGCTGGATGCCAATCTTGAACCATTAAAGGATTTACGCTACCTGTACGTAAATGCAGCAACTGTACAAAAGCAGGAGTTGCTGCGCAGGGTGTTCGATAACCGGTTATACTATGCCAATGGCCTTTATCGAACCCCTTACCTCATGCCTGTTTTCAAGCATAACGAACTGATTTTAAAACAAAACCAGCTGCTCGAACTGGATGCGGTAAGGGGTGAAGACGGGTCAGGTGGAGCTGAGGGGAATCGAACCCCTGTCCAAACACATTCTCCAAAAGCTTTCTACATGCTTATTTCATGA